ATATTGATGTTGGGAATTCGTTTGATCTCCTGACAAATCAACTCCTGCTTGAGGACGGTGGAAGAATTCTTATATCTGATTGTGACACATTGGTCATGGACATTCAAACAGAAAACGAAGCTTCGCTGCAGTATGACAAATCGGATGAGTTTAAAGCTGAAGCAGACTCCCTCTCATGGAGTGTCACTGATCCATTTTCGGGGAATTAATAATGTTCGCAAATAGCCCATATTATCATGCAACGATACGCAACGTAGTGGTGGCGGTTGGTCAACTCTTTTCTGGTATAACCCTAGTCAATAGAGATGGCACCACCAGAGAGCAAGCTCTTCGTGTGCCAATATCATATGGCCCAAAAAACAAGTGGCTAGAAAGATTAAAGACCCAACCAAATCTAGACAGTCAAGTCGTTGAGACCACATTGCCTAGGCTGTCTTTTGAATTCACAGATTACAAATATGATGCAATCCGGAAGATCGGAACTCAGGGCAATAGTGTGGCTGGAACAATGGGGGCGAGTGGAATTAAACTCTTTAATCCGGTTCCGTATGATATTACCGTACAGTTGTATTCAATCACGAAGGATCAGGATGATTCTTTGAAAATATTGGAGCAGATTCTCCCGTATTTCGCACCAAGTTTGAATATAAACATTCTAGTCCTACCTCAGCTAGGAATCAGAAAAGATATCCCTCTAGTTCTCGATGCGGTTTCCGTTGTAGATACATACGAAGGTGATAGGGACACGTACAGAACTGTCGTCCAGAACTTTACCTTCACCGCCAAGGTTGATTTGTTTGGGCCTGTAAAGAAGATGAGTTCCAAGGTCGAACAAGTTGAGATCGGCATTTCTCAATTTGCAGATATTCCCCCACTAGAATCTCTACGATTTGTTTGAAGAAATCCATAGGAGTTTGTGATGAGCGCAGCACTTAATAATTTATTTGGAATGAAGCCAGAAGGGGATACTTACGAAGTTTCTCCTTCTTATCACACAGATACTCCTATGGAATCGGTGCTGAAAGAAGTGTCGCCAGAGGATGATGTTAATACCGAGGAAGAAGACTTCAAATACACTCGGAAAAACCAATACGACTTAATTGAGGTCGGTAAGGCTGCTGTTCAGACCGCACTTAAAATCGCAAGTGAGTCAGAGCAGCCGAGGGCAATTGAGACGTTGGCTTTGATGTTGAAAACCGCTAGCGAAATGAACAGACAATTAACCATGATGTCGAAAGATAAATCTGAAGCCAAGAAAGCTAAGAATGAGGTTAATGTTGGTCAGGCTGTTCCACAGATTGGAAATCAGACGAATAATATGGTTGTTATGAGCGGCAGTTTAGAAGAAGTTCTAGCAAAAATAAAGAAAGATAGAAATGAACCTATCTGAAATCGCTGAATTCATAGAAAAGCTCAGCTTCAAAAACAACCAAAATCTTCGACCGGTTGGAGTGTCTTTTCCGTATACCGAAGCGGACATCCTAGAAGTCGCAAAGTGTGAGGCAGACCCGATATATTTCATCGAAAATTACATAAAAGTTATTCACCCAGATAGAGGGCTTGTTCCCATGCTTCTGCATGGATATCAAAAGAGAATGGTGACTGCATATCACACGAACAAGCAGGTCGTTACTATGGCATCACGACAACTCGGAAAATGTTGCTGCATAAATACTAAAGTTAAGGTTAGATCAAAAATAACCAATACAACATACGAATTAACTTTAGGAGAATTTTATGAGTGGAACAGGTTTAAAGAAATGCTCAGGATGCCAATCTGAATTTCATCCAGCGCATCCAAACCGCAAATTGTGCAACACATGTAGCGGTAAAAAGGTGTGCCAGATATGTCGTGGATATTTTGATAGGGTATATCATGTAAAGCAAGGAAAACATCACGTGAAATGTCATGCTTGCATGGTAAAGGGATCAAAAGAATTATTCGACGGCGCTCACATAGAGTCATACGTAGAATGTAACCTGTGCGGATACAAATCACAAGAGATAGGACTTCATCTAAAAAACGTACACGGGATATCCGCCGAAATATACGGAAAGCCGACAAAATCAAAGGATATGTGTGATAGGGTTCGCGGGGATAAAAATCCAGCATATAACCATGGTGGCAGACTCTCTCCTTGGTCACTAAAATCCGAATATCACACCAAGGAACAAGTGGAAGAGTGCCGAAAGGTATCGTTGGAAAAGGCTAGGGCTAATGAAAACTGGAGTGCGCACACTACCACGCTGGATTTCTATTTAAATAAGGGAATGTCTGAAGATGACGCAAAGGCAGCACAATCGGAACGCCAGACGACCTTTAGTCTAGAAAAGTGTCAGGAAAAGCATGGGATGTTGGAGGGATTTGCCGTGTGGCAGGATAGGCAGGATTCATGGCAAGACACCCTAAAGGCAAAACCAGAAGAAGAAATGCGAGAAATAAATAAAAGGAAAGTCTGGCGAAATGGGAAAACTTCAAAGACGGAATTGGAATTGCTCTTAGAGATTCAAAAACAGCTGGAAGTGAATTCTCAATTCATGATAGCAAATGAACGATCCTACTACTTCTTTGATATTGCCCTTGGAAATAAACTCATCGAATTCAATGGGGATTATTGGCATGCCAACCCTAATAAATACAAAGATGAAAATAAGATAATCTATCGAGATAGAACCGCTAAGGTCATTTGGGATAGGGATGAAAAGAAGATAAACACAGCAAATGAAAACGGATATGAAGTTCTCACCATATGGGAATCCGATTTCAAAAAGAATAAGGATGAAGTTATCGCACGATGTATAACCTTTCTGACGAAGTAACCAGAAAATTTGTTGATACAATTTCCGCCTCGGATTGGGAAATCGAGACGGAATCCGGCTGGGTCGACATTTTTCATATTAACAAAACCATACAATATGAAAAATGGATTTTGGAAACGGAATCTGGATTGCGGATAGAATGTGCAGATAACCACATTTTGTTCCTAGTGTCTGGGCAGGAAGTGTTCGTAAAAGACCTAGCTAAAGGGGACGTGGTACGAGGGCAGTTTGGAGGAGAAGTAGTATCCTGCGTAACCAAAACTTCCGAAAAGGAACACATGTATGATCTTTCGGTTTCTGGAAATCATACATACTATGCAGAAGGATTACTGCACCACAATACTACGGTTGCCGCCGCATATATCTGCTGGTATCTAATATTCAATAAAGAAAAAACCGTAGCAATCCTAGCAAACAAGCAGGCAACTGCATATGAAATCATGGATAGGCTTCGTCTAATGTATGAATCTTTACCAAAATTCATCCAGAGAGGGGTAATCACGTGGAATAGGGGTTCATTCTCCCTAGATAATTTGAGTAGGGTTTTTGCCTCAGCCACATCAAAAACTGCGATCCGGGGAAGAAGTCCGCAATTCGTTTATTGCGATGAGTACGCATTTATTGAAACTAGTCAGGCAGAAGAATTTTTCACTGCCGTATATCCGGCGCTTTCCGCAGGGAAAGAATCGAAGATGGTAATATCTTCAACTCCGAATGGCTTCAACTTTTTTGAAAAGCTCTGGAAAGAAGCGGAGAAGGGGATAAATGGGTTCGTCCCAATTTTATGCATGTGGAATGAACACCCTGACCGAGATCAGAAATGGCTAGACGAACAAGTTGCAGCGTTAGGGGAGTTGAAATCTAACCAAGAGATATTCTGCACCTTTCTTGGAAGCTCGAAGCAGCTTCTTTCTGCCGCTGCCTTATCCCGCCTGTCATATGACACCCCAATTAAAGAATACCTAGATCAATATCGTGGATTAAAGATTTACACCGCCCCAATTAAAGGGCACTCATACGTCACGACAGTCGATGTCTCTCGTGGTAGGCACTTAGATGCATCTGCGTTCTGGGTAGTTGATGTTACCCAACAACCATATACCATCGCAGCTACATATAACAACAACGAAATATCTCCAATGATGTATGCAACCTTGCTACATCGAGTTTGCACTAATTACAACGATTCTTATACCCTCATTGAGATAAACGATGTAGGCGCTCAGGTTGCGGATATTATGTATTCGGAATTGGAATACGACTCGATGTTCTGGACAAAATCTGGAGATCAAGTTGGTAGGAAGGGGGCCGATCCTTACCCCGGAATCAGGACTACGAAGAAGACTAAAAGAATAGGATGTGCAAATCTGAAGGATTTGGTTGAGAAGAATAATTTAATTATTAATGACTTTCAGACGATTCAGCAGTTAAGCACCTTCGTACAATCCAAGACAGGATCATATGAAGCAGATGAGGGATTTAATGATGATATGGTCGCATGTGGATTTCTTTTTGCTTGGTTAGCATCACAACCATGGTTTAAAGATTTAACAGATCAGGATATGCGCATGCAAATGTATTCGCAGGCGGAAAAGGATATCGAAGACGATCTACCAAAAGGATTTGGTTTTGCTGATGGAACTGAAGAATATGCTTCAGGGAATTTATCTTATGACAAGGAAGCCATGGCGGTTTTGCTTTGACCTAATTAGATATTGATAAATACTTGTATTGATTGGAAAAAATCAACGAGATTAATTTAAAGGAGTAATAACAATGGCCACACAACTATCACCTAGTATTGCAATAGTAGAAAAAGATTTCACCACCATCGTCCCACAAGTCGCGTCTTCTTTCGGCGGTCTGGTCGGTAGATTTGCTAAAGGTCCAATTTCAGAACCCGTTTTGATTAGTAGTTTCTCCCAATATGTCGAAGTGTTCGGAAAACCAACGGCAGGCAATTACCAAGAATGGTATGCTGGAGCAGAGTTCCTAAAATATGCAAATAAAATGTGGTGTGTTCGCCCAGAAGCAGCCTCAGCCCTTAATGCCACAACTGGTAACAAAGGTAGTCTGGTAACAAACAAAACCACGTTTGATACCCTCAACGCAGACCCAACGGCCAATTTTCCATATGCTGACGTTGGTGAATTCGTTGCTAAGAGTGCCGGGTTAGGCGCAAATAGTTTGCAAGTTTATATGATTGATGCGGGTACTTGGAAAGAGTTTAAAGCATGGGCAGACGCAAACTCATTCTCATACCCAAATCAAGTGTCTCTTGCTAAGTATTTTGCACAGCCACCAAGAACGAGTGCATTCGTTGAGGCTCGCTCAGAATCTGGTTCTGGTTCTTCTTTGCGCACTGTCGTTACACTAGGCTCAATATCTAGTGTGGAAATTCTCGACAGTGGATTTAAATTTAACACCGGAGCCTACATCGAGGTTGCTGGAACTGGTGGTGCTGAACTTGTACCAGTGCTGGCTGACGGTGTTATACGGAATGTAGAAATTCTATCTGGTGGGGCTGGGTATTCTGATGGGGTGCACACGGTAGCAACTGGTGGTGCAGCAGGCGCAGGTAGTGGGGCCACAGTAACATATACGGTTAGTTCTGGTGTGATTACTTCTGCGGTTCTTACCTCTGAGACTGTCGGAACCACCATCAGGAAAAAAGGTGGAACTGGTTATAGCCTAACCCCATTCACACAAAACGTGTCCGGTGGAGTTGGTGGAGTTCTTAGATTCACCGCATATGACGACGCTATATATTCAATCACAATAAATAACGGTGGTTCTGGATATGGGGTTGTTGCGCCATCCGCGATGGTTTTCGATTCAAATAAGAATGACGAAATGCACATTCTTATCGTAGACACAGATGGTTCTGTCAGTGGAGTCCGCAATCAGGTATTGGAACGGTTCGAAGGTCTATCGAAGGCTTCTAATGGAAAGCTAACAAATGGAGCCGACAATTACTACATAAACGTAATCAACACCAGATCGAGTTATGTTTATGCGGTCAACGCACCAACGCAGCTTAGTGTTGGTGGTAATGAAGTATCTTGGGGTGCCACTGTTGAAGATGTGTATGCATCTAATAAATCTTTTAAGACAATGGTATCTGCTTCATTGACCACAGGTAACGTTGTCTCAGGGTTTTACAATCGTAAACTCGCTGGTGGTGTCAGCGGCACTGCACCAAGTGATTATCAAATCAAGCAGGCATATAACCTTCTAGCTGACGTTGATAATTATGACGTGAACCTGTTCCTAACAGGAGCATACTCGACTGATGTTATTCGTCATGTTGTGGAAAACGTTGTTTATTCAAGAAAAGATGCGATGGCATTCATTTCTCCACATAAAAATGGCCTCCCGCTATCAAAGATGCAAGACCTCTTAGACTTTAAGAATATCGAACTTGCCCTTGCTGATCAGTATGCTATGTATGCAGTCATGGATACAGGATTTAAGTATATTGGTGATAGTTTCAGTAATACATATCGTTGGGTTCCAATGAACGGCGATACCGCTGGCCTATGCGCAAGAGTGGATGAAGAAGCCGATCCATGGTGGAGTCCTGCTGGATATAATCGCGGTGGCGTTAAGAACGTTATCAAGCTTGCGTACAATCCAAACTTGTCAGAGCGTGATGTTCTTTATCCAAAGGGAATTAACCCAATCATCACTATCCCCGGCTCTGGAACCCTTCTGTTCGGAGATCGTACTATGACTAGCAAGCCAAGTGCCTTCGACAGAATCAACGTTCGCAGATTGTTCAACATTTTGGAAAAGGCCATAAGCATTGCTGCTCGGTACAAGTTGTTCGAATTCAACGACACCTTCACCAGAGCACAGTTCGTTAGTATGGTCGAACCATTCCTTCGGAATATTCAGGGTCGTCGTGGTATTACAGATTTCCGTGTTGTCTGCGATGCAACTAATAACGGTGGGGATGTCGTTGATTCAAATCGATTTGTTGCAGCAATATACGTCAAACCTGCTAGGAGTATTAATTTTATTACTCTGGAATTTATTGCTACATCCACCGGAGTCGATTTTTCTACGGTGATCGGTAGATAAACCATATTGGGAATCCTAGAAATAGGATTCCCTCTGAATAAATAACCAATAGCAATTAAACAAAAGGATAAAAAATGAGCATACAGCAATTTAAGGGGTCTCTAACAGGGGGCGGAGCCAGACAAAACCAGTTCCGCGTACAATTAGCATTCCCAACAGCCGCTTCAGTAGGTGGATCAGCCGCGTCGAAAGCAGAGTTCCTTTGTTCTGCTGCTTCCCTCCCCGGTTCTACAATCGGAGTTACCCCAGTACAATTTCGCGGCAGAAACGTCCCATTGGCAGGAGAAAGAACATTTCAGCCATGGACAATTCAGTGTATCAACGACACTGATTTCGCCCTACGGGATGCGTTTGAAAAATGGATGGAAAAAATCAATGGGGTTAAGGATAACACAGGCATAACAAACCCAAATCTTTATGGTGCACAACTTGCAGTGCATCAACTAGATCGCAATGGTAGTACCATAAAGACATATACTTTCATCGATGCTTGGCCTTCTGATATTGGAGAAATCCAACTTGACTTCGGGGCAAACAACCAAGTTGAAGTTTTCCCTGTCACTCTTCAATATTCATACTGGGAAACCAAGACAACTTCATCTGGTGTATCTGCAAACGTTGGTATCGCTACTCCGTTTGGCTCAGTCAGTCTCTAAAATAATTTAGCACAATTGAGAGAAACTATATAATGCAATTATTTGGCATCAATATCGAGAAGATCAAAACTGCGGAGGAAAAATCCGCAGCTATAGTGGCCCCATCCAATGAGGATGGGGCTTCTCAGATCGTATCCTCTGGAAGTGCATTCTTTGGCGTTTATCTAGACGTTGAAGGTGCAATCAAGAATGAGTCACAGGCTATACAGAGTTATCGTGAGATAGCTTCGTATGCCGAGGTTGATGCTGCCATTTCAGACATCGTGGATGAAGCTATCCCGAACGAAGATGATTCATCGCAAATCGATCTGATCTGTGATGAAGAGATATCGGAAAACATACGAGAGAGCATTCAGGCTGAATTTAAAACAGTCCTGAATCTTCTTAATTTTGGAGATGTTGGTTCTGATGTTTTTCGCCAGTGGTATGTTGATGGTCGAATTAATTATCAAGTTCTTGTGGATAAAAATAACCCAAATCGTGGAATCCTAGAACTGCGCAAGATCGAAGCTACCAAGATTAAAAAGATTCGTGAAATAAAAAAGGAAAAGTCTGAGTCCGGTGTTGATATCATCACAGGGGCGGAAGAGTATTTCTTGTTCAACGAAGCTGGATTTATCACCTCTGCTGGTCCAAGTTCTAATAGTGTTGCGGGGGCTGCTGTTGGAGTTAAACTAAGCCCAGACTCCGTAATTTATGTCCCCTCTGGTTTGACTGATGTTACAGGGCAGACAGTTCAAGGACATTTGCATAAAGCAATTCGCCCCGTCAACCAACTCAGGTTGATGGAAGACTCGCTGTTGATTAATCGTATCGCACGAGCACCCGAACGACGTATTTTTTATGTCGATGTTGGTACTTTACCAAAGGGTAAGGCAGACCAATATATGAAAGATATCATGAACCAATATCGTAATAAGATGGTTTATGACTCGGTTACTGGACAGGTGAAATCGGAAAAGAAACACCAGTGTTTGGCAATGGACACAAAAATCCCTCTGCTGGATGGCAGAACCCTAACAATCGAAGAAATCGCAAAAGAGTATTCTGCTGGGGAAACCCTATGGGCATATTCTTGCGATCCTATCACAGGCAAGTTCGCACCGGGTCTTATTTCATGGGCAGGGAAGACCCGTGAGAATGCAGAGGTCTTGACCATCACGTTGGATAACGGAAAAACAATTACCTGCACCCCAGATCATAAATTTCCTGTGTGGAATAAGGGATTCGTCTCTGCAGAAGACTTACTGATCGGTGAGTCGATGGTTCCACACTATACTCGGGATGAAGTCCTAAACAAAAAAACGAACCAAAGAGACAGAAAACCTAAACCATATGCACAAATTTTCGCAAATGATCTAAAAAAATGGCAATTCTTGCATCGAGCTGTTTCTGCTTGGAAGGATTCCGTTGGTATTGACAATGAATTCGTGTATAAAGAATCCCGCTTTGATCTAGATAAGAAAACCATACATCATAAAAACTTCAACAAGTTTGACAATTCACCGGACAATCTCGTTCGCATGAATTCTTCTGATCATGCGAATTATCATAGGAACATAATTTCTCTAGAAGTCAGACAAGCAATGGGAAGACATACTCGCGATCTAGGGCTTGGATTCTTTAATAGAAATCATCCAGAATATCATCAGTGGCATGTAAACGCAGGGCATTCTGGTGGAACCGCATCTTCTATCAGCGGGGCTTCGTTGGCCAACTACGCAAAGGGTCGCACAGTTCTGGCCGATCTGATGCAAGACCAAGAATGGAATTCGTGGTTTAGAGAGCAACAAACACTCGGATGGACTGCTGATCTACGGAAAAAATCTAGCGACAATGCAAAACTGCACGGGCTATCTGCAAAAGGAAATGCCGCCAAACAGGAGCTTTACGCAGACAAAGATTCTGATACCTGTAAGTTGCACTCCCTTCGATATAAGACAGAGTATTCACAGAGCATAATTGAACACGTCATGTCTTATGCGCAGCAGCAGTTTAGTGCAAAAGAAGCAGCAAGACTCATCAACGAATGTTCTGATTTGGTTGCCGAATTTGCTGAAATGAACGCAGATAAAGTGATGTCGAATAAAGATTACTCAAAAATCACAGACGACGATGTGACTCGGATTGCATTGCATCTCGTTGGCGGATACACTAAACTAAAAGAATCGATGCAATTCAGGAATCATAAAATTGTTAATATCGAGCGGTTGACTGATCGCATGGACACTGGGTGTATAACAATCGACGGCGAAGAAAAATACCATAATCATCACACCTTTGCATTGGATGCTGGAATTTATACCAGAAATTCGATGTTGGAAGATTACTGGCTTCCACGTAGAGACAATTCAAAGTCAACTGAAATCACTACTCTCCCCGGTGCCACAAATTTAAATCAAATTGATGATGTTACGATATTCAAGACGAATATGTACCAGTCATTAAATGTTCCAATGTCAAGAATGCAACCAGAGACTGGCTTTAGTCTTGGTCGCACCACGGAAATTTCAAGAGACGAATTAAAGTTTCAAAAGTTTATTGACCGTCTTCGCAAAAAATTCAGTCAACTGTTCTACGATACCCTCAAGACCCAGCTGGTACTCAAGGGAGTTTGTAACGATATCGAATGGAAAGAACTTCGTGAGTATATCCATTTCAGATTCCAAAGAGATAATTTCTTCTCTGAATTAAAGAACCTTGACGTTCTTCAGGCTCGTATGGCAATCATGCCCCAGATCGACCCATACCTAGGTAAATACTTTAGTAAGTATTGGGTACAGAAAAACATCCTCAAGTTCACCGACGAAATGGTTGAGCAGATGGATCAGGAAATCTACGACGAGAAAGACGATCCTATGGCTAAACCTTCATTCGCTGGTGGCATGGACCCTAGCATGATGGGAGGCGGAGGCGGAATGCCGCCTCCACCAATGGGAGGAGACCCTAGCGGTGCAGATGGGTCTGGTCAGGACGATGATGGACAAGATCAACAACAATTTCCGCTTCAAGGGCAACAGGGACAATGAACATGAAAACAAAAGGAACCATTATGACCATCAAACAAATTAAAGAAGACATTGCCGATATGATCGCCAAGGTCGCAGAAGGCAACGAGAAAGAAGCCTTTGCCATGTTTAACCAGATCGTGTCACAACGAGCATCTGACGCCACAGAAGGCATCAAGCAAGATGTTATGCAAGCTCAATTTAATGGCGGTGTTCGTGAATCTGTAAATGAAGCATATGGGGACAAGAGAGACCATAAGAAAATCGACTTGCATCTCAAGACAGGAAAATATATTGCGTCAACCACATGGTCACCGAGTTGCGCACATGCAGTTAAACAGTACGAAGATAAAAACCCAGAACATAAAGGCCAAGTAAAAGCCTTTTACGCAGAGAAATAATAATGAAAGTAACTAAACTATCCCGTAGATTCACCGTAACAGCCGCTGCTTGGGCCACAGGTGACTGGACGCTCACAACATCTGCTGCCCATGGCTTGACCGTTGGTGATGTAATCACCTTCACAGATGCAAAGATTCCTGTCGTTTATGTTGTTGCCACCATCGCAGGCACAACTGGATCAACAATTAAATTCACCCACGCAGATACAACGTTGAAGTTTAATGAGGTTACATGCGACTCTTTCAGCACTGGTGTTGCAGAAAGCAACGTGTTCACCTTTAGTTTTGTGGACACCATCAATGGATTGGTTCATGTTGTGTCAAACGGCACCGCGACTGTCACTGCAAAACTTCAGGGGTCTCTGGATAATATTCATTGGGTTGACCATGGGACTGCAACTGCAGTAACAGCAGGTTCCCAGTTGGAGATTCCGGTAACCAAGCCTTATGCATACGGCAAGATCGTTTTTACTGTTGCCCCAGCAAACTCTTCTGGTGCCATTAATAACATCAAGGTATTTAAAGCTGGATGCTGATCCATGTTTAAGAACGCAAAAGTAACTGATATGGGGAAAGATGGCATAGAGCATAAGCTCCCTGCCAACACTCCCCATGATGAAATCCATTCAACCTTAGCAGCTAATGGATTTCAACAGAGAAAGGGTGCGGACATAGGCATGTATCATAATCCAAAAACTGGGAAGAAAGCAATACTTCAGAAAACCGCAACAGGAAATTACGTTAGCGTATATGAAGATCACACACAGAAAAGCTTCTTAGAATCAACGAACAGGTTCATCGTTGAAATGCAAGAGAAGATTTGGAAAAGGGAAATGAAATGAAATTTTTAGCTGAAATGAATGATCAGGTTGAGTGCCTAATCGAAAACACTATGCAAGGTAAAAAGTTTTATATTGAAGGCCCGTTCCTTTCATATGACACGCCAAACAAAAATAATCGAGTGTATTCTGAAAGCATCATGCGGCCTGCAGTAGGAAAATACATCAGCGAATATGTTGAGCCGAAGAGAGCAGTTGGTGAGTTAAACCACCCAGCAAGCCCTTCCATTAACCTAGATAGGGTTTCTCATATCATCGAATCGCTTAATTTTAGAGAGTCCACCAAGCATGTCATCGGGAAGGCAAAACTTCTAGAGACCCCTATGGGAAAAATCGCTCAGCAGTTGATGGAAGGCGGAGTAAAGCTTGGGGTTTCGTCAAGAGGATTGGGCTCAGTAAAAATGATGGAAGGTCGTGGGTACGTTCAGAATGACTTCACCATTAACACAGTTGATATCGTAAATGATCCAAGTGGATTTGGATGTATGGTCGACCCAATCCTAGAAAATGCAGAATGGATTCTCCGCAACGGCGAATGGTTACAAATCACGATTGATCACGCCAAGAAAAAGATTAACGAAGACACCGCAATTAAAGAATTCGCTAAGTTAATGAAGTTGTTGAAGGCTTAATTAACTTAGCATAAAAATTTATGGAGCGAATTATGTTCGCTGTGAAACCGCCAAAATAGTTCAATTAATTAGCATTGATTTTCATAAATTTGTCATTTATATGGAAAAAGTGGATTTGAGCTATGATGAGAATGATAAATAATAATATGAATAATCAAGGAGTTACATAACAAGGCATCTCGCGGGACGGCAATCCCCAGATGCTCTAATTCTAAAAATTTAAACAGGAGAATCAGCATGGATATTTATGGGCCTCTTCCATACGTCTACAAAGTAACAAACATAGAGGATGGTAGATTTTATATAGGATGTAGAAAAGAAAATGTTGGAAGGAATAGATATGCTTCCGACGATTTATTAAAGTTTTATTTTACTTCTGGGAAATTGAAAGATGATATCAAAAAATTTCCAGAGAAGTATAAATATGAAATATTGATGGAATTTGGAGATTTCGACGTTATATTTTGGTATGAACAAATTTTGATAAGGGAAAATATAAAAAATCCATTGAATATGAATTATCGGGTTATCGACCCAGATAATGGAACACAAAAGTTATGTGGGTCAAAAGAAACAGCGGTGCCTAGAATATGGACGGATGCAGAAAAATTGGAAAAGTCTAACCTGTATTCTGGGATTCCAAAATCAAAAGAATTTGTGGATAATATAACAGCATATATGGCATCTCCAGAAAGTGAAGAACACAGAGCAAAAATGTTAGCGGGACTCAGGAAAAGAGCAGCATCTGGAATTCCTTGGGGGCACAGAGATAAACCATGGTCGCAGGCTAGAAGAGATGCGCATAATAGAAGGAAAAATAATGAATCTGGAAACTAGAATCAAGCAACTGATGGAAGGTAAATCAGAGGCAAAAACAGAAGACGAACTAATCGAAAAAGTTACCATTGAAAAGGGTGCTGGCTCCGACGAGGATATCGATATCAAGGGCGAAGAAGAAAAGGCCAAGGAAGATGGTGCCGACGTTTCTGATGACGGCGAAGAAGACGATGAAGAGAATACCGATGTCGCTAATGATGCCGAAATGAAGAAGAATAAGCTTGATGTTAAAGAAGATTTCTCTGCTTCTGACTACAACAACAGCAAGACAAAACCCGGACTATCTAAGAAGGATGCTATGGAAAAAATCACCCCTGACACTCACAAAGATGCTCAAGATGACAAAGGTCTAAACGCAAAACTAAAAGTCGGTCTTGGTAAGAAGGAAGCTTCACAACTAAAGAAAGCCTCAGCTGAACAGAACCCAGCCAACTCAAAGAACGATGTCGACACCCAAAAGGGCGGCGCTGCATCAGTCAAAGAGCATATGGATGCGATGTTTGAAGGTGAAGACCTTTCAGAAGCATTTGTATCAAAAGCCGCTACGATTTTCGAAGCCGCTGTTGCCGATCAGGTAGCCCAGCGTTTGGCCGAAGAAGTCGAAGCTTTGCAAGAAGAATTCCAAGTTAAATTGGATGAAGCAGTTGAAGAAGTACAAGACGCACTTGTCGAAAATGTTGATGGATTCCTCAACAAAGTTGTGGAAATGTGGTTGGAAGACAATGCCGTTGCACTGGAAAGTGGTATCAAAGTAGAAATGGTGACCTCCTTTATTGATGGAATGAAAACTCTGTTCACAGAGCACTACATTGAAGTACCAGAAGAAAAACTAAACGTTGTCGAAGAGCAAGCCGCTCAAATCGAACAGCTTAAGAAAGTGGCAATCACACTTGATGAATCAAACGACGAACTTTCAGCAGAACTCGTTGCTGTTAAGAAGGCCCGTCTTGTCGAGCATGCATCAAAGAGTTTGACCTCTATCCAAGCTGAGAAATTTGCCGGTCTGTGCGAAGGCATCGAGTTCACTTCAAACACTGAATTTGAAAGCAAGATCAAAACCATCAAGGAAAGTTATTTCCCTGCAGGAAAGGTTAGTTCTGTTATCCCTGAAAAGGATGTTGCCGCAGTCGCTAAGGTTGAAGATCACCTAGATGCACATATGTCAGCATACTCGAAGGCGCTATCAGGCCCATTGAAGTTTTAAGAATCACCTACAATCACTAAAAGGAGCAATACAATGTCATATTTGACCGAAGCACAACTAGCAGAAAAATGGACACCTGTCCTAGAGCACGCCGATCTTCCTAAGATCGAAGATTCATACAAGCGTAAAGTCACAGCCGTTCTTCTAGAGAACCAACAGCACAGCCTTAACGAAGATCGCAAGATGCTTGCAGAAGCTGGCGAACAGGGTAACATGGTTGCTAACGTTGCCAAGTACGATCCAATCCTAATCGGTCTGGTTCGTCGTTCCATGCCACAACTTATCGCTTATGATATTTGTGGTGTTCAGCCGATGACTGGCCCGTCTGGTCTAGTTTTCTCACTCAAGTCACGCTTTGGTGGTTATGCCGCTAACGCTGATGCCGCTCTTCGCGACGAGGCTCTGTTTAACGAAGCCAACTCTGCTTACTCTGGCGCTGGTACTCAAGCCGGTGGTAACCCAGTTGATGGTACTACTGGTCTTGGCCCTTGGGATGGTTCACCCGGTTACACCCACGGTACCACTATGGCTACTGCTACTGCAGAAACCCTAACCCCAGCCGAGATGTCATTCAGCATCGAAAAGCAAACTGTTACCGCTGGTAGCCGCGCTCTGAAAGCTGAATACACCATCGAACTTCAGCAGGATTTGAAGAGCGTTCATGGTCTTGATGCCGAAGCCGAACTAAGCAACATTCTTTCGACTGAGATCACTGCCGAAATGAACCGCGAAGTCGTTCGTCGTATCTACACTGCCGCTGTTACTGGTTGCGAAACTGGTACTGTTGCTACTGCCGGTACATTCGACCTCGATGTTGATGCAAATGGTCGTTGGTCAGTTGAGCGTTTCAAGGGTCTAATGTTCCAGATCGAGCGTGAAGCTAACCGTATTGCCCAGACTACCAAGCGTGGTCGTGGTAACTTCATCCTCTGTTCCGCTGACGTGGCTTCCGCCCTTCAGATGGCTGGTGTTCTTGACTATAAGACTGGCATTCAAGCCAATCTAAATGTTGATGACAGTTCAACAACTTATGCCGGTATGCTAAATGGCAAGTATAAGGTTTATGTTGATCCGTATTCGGCCAACGGTGCTGCTAGCCAGTTCTGCGTGGTTGGTTACAAGGGTTCTAGCCCATTCGATGCAGGTATGTTCTACTGTCCATATATTCCTCTTCAGCTGCTTCGCGCTGTTGATCCTAACACCTTCCAGCCGAAGATTGGCTTCAAGACCCGTTATGGCATCGTTGGTAACCCAATGTCGAAGAATGGTGTTGCAATATCGAATGATATTGGTCTGACTGCACAGTCGAACAATTTCTACCGCGCTTTCCGTATCACCAATCTAGCCTAAGCTTTACTTTAGGCGAAAAGAAAAGCCCCTTAATTGGGGCTTTTTGTCGTCCAGAATTTGACATAGAATCGACCATATGGTAAAATGATAAATATATAAAACAACCAAACATGAAAGACTGATATGAAAAATAAGATACTAGAAGTGCTTTATAAAAACGGCAGGCCGATATCAAGAAGATTCAATTCAGAATGGCTGCAGCATAATGAACCAGAACTCTTTAATGATATACTGTCAAATACATCATATCTAGTAGAATGTGATATTTCGTCTCGCGTACATACCGTCCTTAAGGATATAAAAGAACAGCCCGTGTGTAAAACATGCGGGACACCAACCACATATCCAAACACAGAAAGGACGGGGTTCAAAACTTACTGCAATTCTGCTTGTATGTCGAAAGACCCAAACTTATCTGCAATAATGAAGGTGAGAAAAGCAAAAACGGATCATGATGCGGCAAATGAAAAAAGAAAGGCTACGACAGTAGAAAAATATGGAGTCGAGTTCAACTCACAGCGCCCAGAAGTAAAAGAAATTTTACAAAAGTCAAAACTGGAAAAATCAAATCCACTAGCCCTAGAAAAACTAATGGATCGTGATTGGCTGAACACCCAATATAATAAGAACAAAAGAACTGCTCTTGACATATCGCATGAGATTTTTGTGGATTACACAACAGTAATATCATATTGTGAAAAGTTTGGATTCGAGATTAGGGCAGGCGGAAGCTCATCCCAATATGAGGAAAAAATATGCAGAATGCTGGATTCTAATGAGATATCCTATATCCGCAGAACCAGAAAAATAATTTCACCGTATGAACTTGACATATATCTACCACAGTTTAATTTTGCCATTGAGGTTGATGGATTATATTCGCATTCCTTTCCGAATTTTGAACGGGCTAAGGATAAGGGGTACCATTTAATGAAAACCAATATGTGCGAAAAGCTGGGAATTCACCTAATGCATTTTACCTGCGAGCAAATATCCACCAAATGGGAAATCGTTGAGTCTATCATTTTAAACAAATGTAAAAAATCCAAAATGGTGTATGCAAGAAAATGTAATATCATTGATGTTTCACCAGAAAGGGCAACAGACTTCCTGAATAAAAACCACATACAGGGCAAGCTCGGTTCCACCATTAGACTTGGACTGGAATGCGATGGAGAATTGACTTCAATTATGACCTTTGGTAAGGCTAGATACGACGATTCTGAATACGAGCTTCTTCGATTCTGCAATAAAACAGGAGTGTCTGTGGTTGGTGGGGCCGGTAAATTATTCGCATGTTTCATAGAAAGGCATGCTCCAAAATCAGTTATGTCATTTGCAAATAAATTATGGGCGTCTGGTGCCATGTACGCAGCACTAGGGTTTGTTCGTGAGAAAGACACGAAGATCGGATATTGCTGGACAGACAAAACGGTGACAATAAGTCGCTACAAGGCAATGAAACACAATTTAGCATCTTGGCTACCTTCATATGACGATACCAAATCGGAAGCTGAAAACATGTTCGCGGCAAAATACCGTAGGATATGGGATTGTGGGCAGCAGGTGTGGAAATTTAGTAGGTGATTTGACAAAGAATCGACCATATGGTAAAATGATAAATACACATATCAACCAAATATAGGATTCCTATGTATTCAAATGAAATATTAGAATTGGCGGCTGCTTCAAAAGACACATCGATGATGATTAGACTGTCTTTGGATAAAATAAATCGGCAAAAAATCATAGAGGCCACTGCTTTTATGGATTCGTTTTATCCGAAAATCCCACTGAAAATTCGGTGCATTGCAATCATACAATCGTATAATGAATCAAATTTTCCTAAGTGTAAAAACTGCGACTCTCCGGTTGGGTATGATAAAGAATATAATAATTCATTCAATACATTTTGCTCAGATAAATGCGCAAAGGACTACGGAAGACTACCAGATGATATACGAGGAAAGTTGAATGATCCAGATTGGTTATACCAAAAGCGGATACATGACCGAATGCCGTACCAAACAATCGCAGACGAGCTTGGGGTTTCTGATTACAAGGTAAAATCTGCATGCATTGCGCTTGGAATTCCATTACTTCGATACAACGAATCCACCTCTGAGGTGTTGGTCAAACTACAGGATAAGGAATTTCTTGAGGCAGAGTACAGCAAGGGTAAGACCATGCAGCAGATATCGGAAGAGATAAAATCATCGAAGGCGACGGTGCAAAAATCATTTATATTTCATGAGATTACAGTCAGACCACCAAACTCATATGCGAGAAAAGTAAATAAAAGATCAAAGGAAGAGGTTGAATTGGAAGAGTATATCAAAAGTCTTGGTGTTGTGACCGAACATTCAAACAGAAAAATATTGAATGGGTTGGAAATCGATATCCTTTGTCCGGAGTTAAACATCGGATTTGAATATAACGGCATATACTCACATCTAGAAGAGAACGGTAAGGGAGCAAAATATCACATCACAAAGACGGAACTTGCTGCAGCAGCTGGGATAAAATTATTTCATATCTTTAGTGACGATTGGATTCTAAATAAAGATGTGATGAAATCTGTAATATCTAGCAAATTGGGAAAGGCAATCACCACATTACACGCAAGAAAATGCAGCATTTCCTCACTTTCAGCGAACGATAAGAACCTCTTCCTAGACTCAAACCACATTCAAGGAAAGGATTCGTCTAGTATAAATTATGCGCTATCGTTTGATGGTATGCCGGTTGCAATAATGACTTTTGGGAAGTCTAGGTACAATAAATCCACAGAATGGGAACTCATTCGATTTGCGTGTAAAAAGAACACCTCGGTGGTGGGCGGATTTTCCAAGTTGTTATGCGAATTTCGTAAGAATAATTCCGGTAGCATCGTTTCTTATGCGGATCGTTCCATAAGTGATGGCGGAGTATATTCAAAAAATGGGTTTGCCTTAACTAGAGTAAACCCACCAAACTACAAATATGTCAACCTAAACAAAGGGTTAAAGAGATTGCATAGGGCAGCGTTCATGAAGGGTAAGATATCTGATGATGGGGACACTCGATCCGAGAGGGAGATAATGCTTTCTCGTGGATATAAGCGGATATGGGATTGCGGCACGCTCACCTATATTATGCAGTAAAAATAAAGCCCCAATTAAGGGGCTTCTTCACTTCACGGTTTCATACCATTCCTATCCAACCAATCGTGCCAATACCCCTTGGTTCCAATCCTAGAAGATTCCGCTTTATTAACCCCCATTTTATCTTTCCACTCCTTTGAACGCTGCTTGCTCTCTTCCACATCAAACCCCTTGTGGTCAGATGATATACCTTTGGGTCTTTTGACTGCTTGGTGACCTTCGTAGAGCCGTCTGGATGAACCTTTATTGAGTCCCCAACGGTTGGTTCGTGAGCAGTCTCAAAATCAGGGGAGTGGAGGAACGAAAACGTTCCTTCTTTTTTGTTGTGCTTGACTACGGTGTATTCATGACCAGCAGGAAGGTGCTTCTTTGCATTTTCCAGATCGTCTTTTGGTAGGACGTGTTCATAATCCTTATGGACGTAATGATCGCCACCGATCTTCTTACCTATGGTGGCAGATTCAATCAGGAATTGCTTGAATGATATCACTCCTCTGGATTCCGCATCTTCATATGGACTTCCACACCATTAGCAGACAATCCGGCAACCTTCTTGACTTCAACCTCATGCCCATGGCGCTTAGCTTCACCTTCGATATAATTCTTTAATTCGTCGCCATCGAAGCCTTTTTGGTAAACGTGCTGGCTTCCTTTTTTAACCCAAACCGCTTTATCCTCATCTGCAGGTTTCGTGTTCTTGGCAGTGTCGATATCGCCTTTAAACTTCCTAGTGCCGATATGTGCAACACCACCTTCTTTCATCGAAGAGAAGATATGTCTGGTGATGTGGTCTCTGATATGCGGCTCAACTACGTTCAGAACGTTATGACAAACGACTGCATGATAATGATCCTTTGGCACCTCTTCCGACTTTGTGAAGGTCGGCTTTTCTTTTCTGCGGTCTGCAAATGGCTCGTAATCATGAACAGCGTGTTTACTTGTATCACCACCAAGACCAGCCTTTAGCCCATGGGTAGTCTGCTCTAGACCGGCCCCATAGTTCAATACTCTTCCATCGACTGGAATCTGTTGTTTTAGCCTCTCGCCAGATTTCTTGTATGTTCCTGCGGTGGTTGCCACCTGAGTGGTACCAGAACCAGCTTGATGTTCGATCTTGTGTACGATGGATTCTAGGATAAAATCTTTAAGGGTTTTCATTGGTTGGTTCCTGATTGCATGCGATATAGTATTTATCTATGGAGCATTCTTAGTCATTTTCATCACAGGTTTAGTGGTAGCATCTTCCATCGACCACCCAGCATGCAAACGGCTGTAAAATGTATTTCTGCTAATCCCATTATTCTCTGCTATTGTAGCTGCCATAGTACCGTCATCCGTTCGGATATTATTGGTTCTATTTGATTGCTGTTCCTTATGTGTCAACCATCTGCAATTTGACGGAGCATAGTTGCCGAGGGTGTTTATCCGATCTAATGTCAAATTATCGGAATATCCATTAGATATTGCCCAAGCATAGAATGCAAGAAAATCGTTCTTCCATTCTTCACATACAGTAATGCCGTTTTTAATATAACTTTGGCGCTCTTTACATCTACTAATCATACCTCTCCATGAGTCTTTTATTCTTCTGCGATTCATACCATGCGGTGTTTTATTTTTCTGCGCACACGGTAAGCATTTTGTAGGATTTTTACGTCGGAGGTAGTCTGTCCTAATAATTTTGATCGTGCCGCAAGAACAACGACACTCCCAAAAAGCAGACTTGACATTACCAATAGCAGCTTTTTTTATAACCAACCATTCACCAAATGTCTGACCAGTTAAATCAATGCGTTTTCCCATATCCACTCCAAATACGGAAAGTCCCCAATTAAGGGGACTTTTCTTCAATAAAATTAAAACATCAGACCGAGATTTCTTTTTCTTCAAGATCGGCGGTCACCGTGATATCAAATCCGTTGATATTCAATTCCATGCTGTTCTGGTCTGCAGCTAGGTCGTTGAACCAAACATGCCCGACGATGATCGCAAACTTGGTCTTGGAAAGCTCAAGGTTCAGCTTACGAACCTTTGCAATCGCTGCATCAGCTTCCATCTTCAACCACTCCTGCTTTTCCTCTGCAGTCTTCGTAGGAGCAATCGCATTGACCGCATTGATGGAAGCAGTCATGATGGATTCACGCAGCGTCAGAGCCTTGCCAGATGCCATTTTAGCGATAACATCTTCGACCTTCGGAAGGGATGACAGCTTGGCAACAGAAATGCTCAATTGCTTGGACATATACATATCACTGGCTGCTTCCTTAGTGCTCTTCGGGCTAAACCCGTTGTAATCGGTGATGCCGATTTCCTTGAGCCAGTCCGCAGCATCTTCACCAAACAGGATACTGAAACCTTCGGAACGCTTCTCGGTAACCTCATCACGGAAATGCTTGAACACCTTTTGTGCGGCCTTCAGGCATTCAAGTTCGAATACTTTGGCAAAGGTTTCCTTGGCAGAAACATTCTTAACCATCTGGCGATTGATCACCGGAAGTTTGGCAATATTCAGATTGAATTTCTCACCGGCAATGGCACTATCAATTACACCGACAGCCTGTAACTTTGCGATGGTGATAGCGGATAGCGAGACCGGAAGAATCCGAGTATGCACGATACCATCACGAATGATCGTATAGTTACGATATACGAAGGACGGTACGTTATTAGGAAGCTTCGGGAACTTCTTGCGTTCGTCAGGTAGAGCGACAGTGCCGTTCATTCGAGTCTGCAAGGAAGCATTTGGACGCTCGCTGTTATAAACGATGCAATTCATCTTGATGCCGGGGTTCTCTTCATTCGGCGTGAACTTTAATGAATCATCATTCCTTTTCTCGCCTGCACCAATTCTCTTGTATCCGAATGCTGGATCAAGCGGGAACAGGAGATTACCTTCGTCTTCGGAGAGGTCATTCAGAAGATCGATTACCGTGTAGGCATCTTCCTTCGGAACAGCGTTCATATCCTTGCCTAGAGCATATCTTGCCGCAGGATCAACTGCCGCTTGCATGCACATGGTTTGGAAATCTGAATAATCCTGCTTGGAGAATGCATTAACAAATTTGTTGACCAGTGCAACGTCACCGAGCGATGCCAGAACATCAAAAATATCGCTGGCTAGCATGCGCTGGGATAGTGTTGCGAGACCGGCATATACCAGTTGGAATGATGCTTCACTGGGGGCAACACCGCCAGTTCCAGTTGAGAAGAATGCGACAGACTCAACGGATTCAGGGACAATAACGGTGTTATTTGGTGTCACAGAATATGTTACGAGTTTACCTGCGGCGTCAATGGTGAATGCATATCCAAGCTTGGCTTGGTTCGTCAGTGCAATCGCAACCTTCTTACCACCACCAATGGTCTTGGTGAGTTCTCCCTCGAAAGTGGTCTGATAGTCAGATAGGTTTTCAGAGAAGATCAGGTTGGCACCCATAGCCTCCGCCATCTTTGTGAGAAGTGGGCGATTACAATTCCAACCAAATTCAATAATTGCCGACGCATCAACGTAAGCAGATATTTTCTCCGAAATATCCAAAACAGCTTTTTGTGTGTTTTGGTTCTCGTATCCATCCGTCATGAAAAGGACGTTGATGAGCGAGTCTGCCCGTTTGGCCTTAAGACGACCAACGACGTTGATAACTTCACCCAGAGGCTGAACGAATCCAGTCAGACAGACTGGTTGAAGGAAGCGATCAATGGCCGCATTCAATGCAGACATGTCGGATAGGCTGCGAATGGGAACGCCTTCCTGCAGAACACCGAATTGGTTTGTGCCAGAGAACCAAATCAGGGTGATGGTGTCATCCACGCCAACAAGAGTTGGTAGCTTGTTTTTCAGGTGGCGACGGAGTTCTGGGAGATCACTTGACATTGAGCCAGATACGTCGATGATGGCGATGTGTTCGACAGGCAGAACCACTGGGGCTGGCTTTTTTGTCGAAACGTTTTGTACGATCAAGGCAAGATTATTCTTACCTGCGAATTGAATATTCATTTGAATTCCTATAACGAGTTTATAAAACAACACAAAAGTGTACCATAGGTTAACTTAAATGTCAATCTCCTTTAGCATATTTTCCATCTTTGTTGTTTCCTGCTCCCTAGATGAATTTTCGAGCATCAACATCAAGGCTGCATTTTTTCTAGAGAGGTCTAAACAAACCTCAACTGTAGATTCATACTTGACTACCAGCTTCTTGTATGCATCATACAATTCGGATGCACTGTAGAATCCGGCTTCTAATGCCTCTGACATTTCTGCTTGATAAAGCTCGATCATTTCCTTTTCTGATATCATAATTTCCTTTCAATATTCGATTGTTCCGTGGCGATCAAAAGTCGATACCCCACGAAGTTTTGCGTTGATATAAAATACCTTTTTTTCTAAGTATCGACCAGCCTTTATGTCGTCGCGTGTAACGAAGTCGTTTGACTCCCAAACACAATACTTTGCATATGATTTTTTCAGATCGGTTATTTCTGCTTCTGGCATGGTATAGGTAAAGTCTTTACGATCTCTCTTTTCTTCAAATTCAACATGCATGTGATATTGAGCAAAAGGCTGTTTTACCAGTGATCCTTCTACGAGCGTGGCATCAATATCCATCCAATCCCCAACAAAACCGTTCCATAGAACGATATCTGGATTGCCTTCGAGCGACTGAAGCAGTTCAATGAGTTTATTCTTTTTCATTACATAGCTCCTGTGGGATTTCGATTTCTTCCCCTAGTTTAGCACAACAATAGCATCGCATGGCTGAGATAAGGTTCGTCTTTCCATTGCCTTTGTAGGTAGTAACTCCTCCATCAGTGAAGCGCAGTATAAAGGCATCATACGCATCTGGAACTCCAATCCCCCAACACGATATACTGATCTTCTCTCGATCAATGATCGGGCCACTCAAAGCCCAATTTGCACCAAAATCCAAATCAAACAAATAAACCGGCCTTGGTTGGATTTTTGGTGGAGTCATGATGAGTTCATTGTCCCACGCATGCGGATTGACTCGCAAGTCTGAGTACCCTTCACAGGTTGCCACAGCCCAATCGAGAACACGCCCAACCAAGTCTGATGTTTTGATTTTCATGATTACCCTTTCAATACGCTGTTTTAATATCAGCCCTTAACATCACAAATCCGATGGATACCTTGCAATTATAACTGCCGTCTTCAGTATCGTCTGCACATAAAGAAGCATACTTAGCCTCAGCTTCTTCCCATGATTCAAAGTAATCAACGGAAGGATAATACGGATTGTTTCTTGTCACGACGTACATGATTCTCTCCTTAAATCCAATACTTCCAGTTGCTAGGTTGCTGACGATTCCAATCATTGATCAATCTCATCTTCACGAGTTCCACTCCGCGAGGAGGATACCCCATCAGATCACCAAACACAGGATCATGTGAAGCGTTGAAAGTGCCTACTGATGTTATGCCAGTCACCAGATGCAGTCTGTTGAATGTATGTTCCATACTGTCATTCCTTGTTTCGTTTCGATGACTGAATTCTACATACAACCACGGGTCAGGTCAAATGATACGGTAACTTGATGTTTCAAAAGGATAAATACTAGAACAACAAATAAGGAAAACACATGACAATCATGGATATCATCAAGATTCTATCAGAAAACATAGGATTACTCAACAACTTTCTTCTGATAGCGTTCTTTGCCACCTTTGCACACCTATTCATGAAGGAGAGTAAGAACGACAAGTCTCCTTTGTTATGGACAGACATGCTATTGGATTCCAAGACGAACAAGTTGTCGATATCAAAGCTCGGACAATTTTGGGGCATAAGTATCAGTTCATGGGTCGCAATCTACATGGCACAAAAACTTACACCAGATCAAATCGCAAGTATGTATCCATGGATTTTTGGAACATGGTTGGCTTTCCTAGTATCCAATTCTGGAATCAAGGCATTCACCGCCATTAAACGAGACGCAAAAGAAGAGACTAAGGAAGAGGATTCGAAATGAGTAACTTAAAAGAACTTATTGAGGCTCAACTCGTAGAGGCATTGCAACCTCTTAGTATGACAAAAGAGAATTTCGCCAATAAATACCACGAATTAAAAAGATCAACCACTTTGAAGTCACTCGATATAGCAGATGATCTTCAAAGCCACGCAGAAAGAGAGCACGGTAAAGAATTCGCCAATGATCTTTATACACATGAACATCGTGTAAATATGGGCGGTAAGGACGAATATCATCATCCAGAACTTGTTGCATGGAGAAAAAAGCATAATATCGTTATGCCATATTACGAAAAGAAGTATGGTGCATCAGTGACGACGCCACTTGCATCACAACCGAAACCTAAATCCATAGTAGATAAATACGCGGATAAATCGAATTCTCCCCTAGCTACAATTATTAGAGCGTTTAGAGGTAAGTAATGCCATGCGATAACGAAACCGGTTCTGTCTTTATGGCAGACGGAAGTGAGGTGTCTTATGATGGACTACCGTCAATCTCATTCCAGTGTAGCTTTAGCAAGCTTCCCAATACAATGTTTTTTCTCCAAAGATGGAATGTACCAGGGGTTTCTGTTGGTAAGGTCACTAGACCAACACCATTCCTTGACATAGATGAAATCGGCGAAAAGATGATATTTGAGCAGTTCACCATAGAATTTTTGATCGATAAACAGCTCAAGAATTACAAGGAAATATTTGATTGGATGAAGAGAATCACGGTAAACGCATCTCAGAGAGATGAGGTAGGTGATGCTAGTATCATTATAGCAGGATCAAAGATGGTTAGATTCATCGATGTCTGGCCTGCTTCCCTAAGTGGGATGGAATTCAGCACAAACGCGACTAATGTCGATTACCTAAAATGCACTGCCACGTTTAATTACGACTGGTATGAATTTACAAATGTTTAAGGAATATTATGTACTCATTTAAAGACTATATGCTTTACCCAATTCTGAACGAGGATTTGCATCCAGAGTTGAAAGATAAATCAGATAACCTACCACAATTCTTAAAAAAGAAAAAGGAACTAGAGAAGAGGGGAGAGGACACTGGTCTTTCTGGGGAAGCACATGCAGGATCGTCTAGAGTTTATATGCCACATTCCGGAACGCATAAAATTATGCTGGATGGTAAGGAAGCACATGTTCCTATCGGCACTAAATTTGCGAAGAAATTTGCTCTTGATGCACATACCGGTGATGACAGATCGCTAGGTGCTCAACAAAATGAGGCGGAGTCGGATGCTGCACTACATCACGGAATATTCAGAAAGCATGGCGATGGATCATACACAACTAATCCTCATGGGGTTGTTGCACCTGTAGTTGATCATCACGACGAGCATGAGCATATCACTAGCGTAAGATGCGATAAGTTTTCTGCTGCTAAGTTTAAGGAATGTACGGTAAATAAAGATTATCCAAAAGGACTATCGTATAAGCATTTCCATGGTGCTTTGATGCGAGAACATGATCTTTCTAATGGAAAGAGCTTCTCACCAGCGTCCTATGGTGCTAAGTCGCATGAAGAGTTGGATAAGGCGGCTGAACATCCACTCACCGAAAAATTCCTTAATCACATGCATGACACTGGTCATCATCCAGGTGATGTTCGTCCTGCTAATTTAGGTATCCTTCATCATCCACATACTGGAGAGAAACATGTAGCGTTACTTGATGCTGGTTATGATCATAACGTGCAGGCCAGTTACAATCGTGCTAGAACCAACCAGATGAAGTCCAACCTGCGCTGGTAATTTTCTCTCAAGAATCATTCTGAATTTAGCGAAGTTACTTAAGTACACCCTTCGGGTGGTCGCTTCGCTCCAGATTCTGGTTTCTCTTTTTTTGTTTTTTAAGTTTTATTTAAGTTATTCTAGAATCGCAGTTATATGCTGGGTGTTCGATGGATACAATTTTCCCATCACAGGAAAATTGTATCCATCGAGGGGTGATGCTGTAACGTCCCGACGTATTACAAACTGAATCAGATACCTGTGATAAGCAGGGTGAGCGCGGCTAGCGGTTGTTCTCGAATTACATCTGGTTTCTCCCATTGAAGGGCCAGCGGAACCATTCTTAGACGATTTCAGTCATTTCTAAGCGGTTTGAGGTTGCAAACATTCTAAAACAGAGCCTCCCAGATTGCCTATCTGGCTGGTGTCAATCCACCAGTCATCCTTTGCTATGCATGATATATACAGGATAGTTCATGCATTTTGATACTTACGGCGACCTCTCCACACCTGCCTCTGCCAGTGGTTGTCCGTTCCATAGAACTCTAGTCCTGCTCGAATTGTGTTACCTCGTATATTAATTATCATGGCTACATCTTTACATCGGATGAACGCTTTGGTGAAACTCGCTTTTATACGCTTTGGTGCCGCACGATTGTATCGGTTATTTATCTAGCTGGATACAGGTGAAAATTTAACTACCGCCGATCATATCGGAAAAAATACTTGTTGTCAACCCCTCAAGGAGAAGAAACGTGAGCTACACATTTGAAACGATGGTCGATGAATGGAAAATCGATGCAACCATCAATGAAACCCAACTATCGCAAGAGATTACTAGAACCCCTATGCTACATGCGAAATACCTTGAAATCTACATGTATGCCAAGGCTAAGCTGATTTCTGCAGAGAAGAAGTTTAACACGACTAAGTGGATCAAGAGAAAATATTTTAGGGGTGAACTCGAAAAGCATGAACTCGTTGAAAGAGGCTGGAGTCAATGGGGTGGATTGAAACCGAGCAATTCCGAGTTAAACGATCTCTTCGAATCCGACCGAGACCTCAACGAACTAGACGAAAAGGTCAAGTATTACAAATCCTTCGTGTCCGGTGTGGAATTCGTGCTCAAGAACATTTCCCAAAGGGATTGGGGTATAAAAACTCTGCTAGAACATCAGAAATTTATGGCCGGGGCCGGTTGATGGACACCATTAAGTTATACATTCAGGATGAAGTTTACTTCAAGGTCAAATGCGATGCTGGAATTGGCTTCGAGCTTAGTGATCATTTCGCATACCTTGTACCAAATGCAAAGTTTCATCCGATGTGCAAGTCCGGGCGATGGGACGGGAAGATCAAAATGTACAATCTTTCAAAGTCCATCATCCCAAGAGGAATCCTGCCCGAACTCGAAGACTTCTGCAAAACGTATGATTATAAACTAGAACATGCCTATGATCAGGGGACAACAAAAACTCAGATTTCTGACAAGGAACTGCATGATTTCATTGATGAAATAAATCCACATTCCGGTGGGGTGAAGTTGACGATTAGGGACTATCAATTCGATGCGATAAAGAAGTCCATTGAAAATATGCGAGCTACGTGTGAGTCTCCTACGGGCAGCGGAAAGTCTCTGATCATATACATCCTGATTCGATGGATGGAACGGCTTGGAAAAAAGGTTCTTTTGATCTGCCCAACAACAGGCTTGGTTGAACAGATGTATAAAGATTTTTCCGACTACAGTAGCGAAAATGGCTGGGTCGTGCCAGATAATGTGCATCGCATTTATTCAGGTAAGGAAAAGATTTCAACCCATTCCACCGTTATCAGTACGTGGCAGAGTTTGAATTCTAAGTTGATCCCGCCCGATTTCTTCGATCCGTTTCAATGTGTGTTTGTGGATGAATGCCACCTAGCCAAGGGATCGGTTTTGCAGAAGATTCTTTCTCAGTGTAAGAATGCTGAGTATCGTAATGGATTCACTGGTTCCCTATCTGACGTAGAAGTTGATCGAATCACTATTAAAGGTATGCTCGGCCCAATCATCAGAGTCGCCTCAACTAGAGCTTTAATCGATAAAGGTCAGTTATCGGATATCCGGATAAAGGTTCTGATGCTTAATTATTCAAAGGAAGTAAAAAAGGCAACCTCAAAGTTTTCATACCCAGAGGAAATTGATTTCCTTGTATCAAACGAAAAACGGAATCGATTCATTAGGAATCTTGCTGGTGCTATGGTTGGTAACACTTTAGTGCTCACCACGCTAGTCGAAAAGCACGGTCAAGTCATATACGATATGTTGAAAGAGAAATATCCTGATAGGCCGATATATTTCATACATGGTGGGGTCGATGTTGATGACAGAGAAGATATTCGAGCGTTGATGGAGCAAGGTTCCGATGTCATCGTGGTTGGCTCGTCTGCCACTGTTGCGACTGGGACAAACATCAAAAATATTCGTAATGTCATCGCTGCAGCACCATCCAAATCATTGGTCAGGGTACTGCAATCAATCGGCAGAGGTTTGCGTAAAATGGAAGGCAAAACACACTTTACGTGGTATGACATCGCAGACAAGATAAATCCATCTAAGAGCAACATGAATTTTGCATATGCTCATGCGATTGAGCGTTTGAAAATTTACGTTGATCAGGAGTTTGATTACAACATAACTGAGGTTGATTTTGAATGACAATATTCCACGTATTTAAGCTCAGAACCGGCGAAACGTTATTCGCCGAATTGATCGAAGAGTCTGATTACACATACCACCTAAGACATCCTATGGAGGCAAAAACATTTAGATATTCTGATTCCCAAGAAGGACTCATTTTGAATAAGTGGATACCCTATACGGATGATGAATTGTTTGACATAAGTGCAGAAGTAGTATATTATGTAGGTGCTCTCAGCGATAATTATATTAAGTTTTACGGAAGCACTTTGTTGAGAGAAGAGATAACCAAGTTAGATCAATCAGGGAAAATACGAATAATGGCAGGTGAATCTCGTTCAGCCATACATGAAGAAATCTCCGAGAAAATCAAAAATATTGGTATTGATTATAGTATAAAATATGGACTCGAACCACTTGAAGAGCCTAAAGAAATTTCAATAAAAGATATACCGAAGGATCGAGTCCTCCACTAAGGAGACCCCATGGCAGAATATGTAAATAATGCAGAATTACTAGAGTATCTAACAAAACGAAGGGTGATTGTGCAAGCGGAACTTGCAGCAGGAAGACCGAAACCTGTATTGGATAATTACCTAGGTAAATGTATCATCGCAGTATCAACAAATCTTTCATATCGACCAAATTTCATCGGATATTCTTTTCGCACCGAAATGATTGGTGACGCAATCGAAAATCTTTTAGTTAAACTAGATAATTTCGACCCAGCTAGATCAAAGTACCCATTTGCATACATGACTCAAATTGCATGGAACGCATTTGTTCGTAGAATTCAGAAGGAACAAAAGGAACAGCGCATCAAGGGAAGACTCATTCAGGAAATGCCCATCGAAGACCTCCTGACGACTGGTGATATGGATGAAGATGGTATTCCGTATTACAACCATTTCGTTGATTATCTCAGAGACAATAATTTCATTGGGGTTGAGGATAAAGTCATCACCGTCAATAAAGTTTTGGAAAAGGAAGGCTTGGAGATATTCTTTGATGCCGATCCAGAACTAGCAGAACTGGTGGAAGAACTTGAAGCAGAATAAGAAGGTTCTTATTCTCACTGATTTACATTTGGGAGCTAGGGGTGCATCAGTCCCTGTTGCCGAATATCAGATCGCGTTTTTCGAAGAGCAGATTTTTCCAGAACTTAAGAAGAGAAAAATCCACGAGATTGTTTGTCTAGGTGACATGTTTGATGTTCGCCAGCACACCAGCAACAAGATTCTAGAAATGTGGAAGTCTCGCGTGTTCGACGTTATGCATCGAGATAAAATTAAATTCCACATCATCGTCGGAAACCATGACGCCCAGTCAAAGAATACGATTTCGGTAAACTCCCCTAAACTTCTTCTCTCACATTATTCTAATGTGGTAGTACACGATGTTCCTAGAGAGGTTGATGTTGGAGTAAACCGATTCTTGTTCTCCCCTTGGATATGCATCGATAATTTTTCTGAGACTATGAAGCTGGTAAAAGAATCTAAGTGTTCTACTGTCATGGGGCACTTCGAGTTTTCTGGTTTTGAAATGTTCAAGGGTCAAATGGCAGAAGAGGGACTAGACCCAAAACTGTTTGATAAATTCAGGTATGTTTTCTCCGGTCATTATCATCACAAGTCTGATGATGGAAGGATTCATTATCTAGGAAGTCCTTATGAGTTCACATGGGCAGACTATGATGATCCAAGAGGGTTTCATATTTTTGATACCGAATCACTAGACTTAGAATTCGTAAAGAACACTAAGACAATGTTCTTGAAGTATCACTACGACGATACCGATATGCCAGACGATTATTGGAAAAGGTTTGACTGCTCGTCCATAGACGGGAAATACCTAAAGCTGATCGTTGTCAACAAAACCAAGCCACTTATGTTCGACAAACTGGTTTTGGCGTTGAATGATTCTGGTCTTTCTGATTTCAAAATCATCGAAGACATGTCTGAATTTAACGCTGACATGATCGATGACGACGATTTACAGCTTGAAGACTCTGCTACTTTGATTGATTCATATATTGATGCACTTGATGTGTCCGTGGATAAGACAAAGCTTAAGTCTTTGGCAAAATCTATGTACATAACAGCATTGAACTCGCTGGAGTAATTATGGTAATTTTTGAAGAATTGAGTATCGCTAATTTTATGTCGGTTGGTAATTCGCCGCTCGTTGTCCAACTTAATAGATCATCAAGTACGCTAGTTTCTGCTGAAAATGGCAGTGGTAAGTCATCCATCCTAGATTCAATTTGTTTCGTCTTATACGGGAAGGCATACCGCAACATCAATAAACCACAACTCATAAATTCGATCAACCTAAAGCAGTGTTTGGTTAGCATCAAATTCAGTGTTGGTAAAAAGAAGTACGAAGTTAAACGTGGTATGAAACCTACGGTATTTGAGATTTGGGAAGATGGTAAGATGATCAACCAAGACCCTAATGTTCGAGACTATCAGAAGGTTCTTGAGCAGCAGATTCTCAAAATGAATTTTCGTGCCTTCACTCAAGTTGTTGTTATGGGCAGTGCAGCATATATTCCTTTCATGAAGTTATCCCCACCTCAGAGAAGAGAGTTCATTGAAGACCTTCTAGATATTCGGGTGTTTAGTGTGATGGGCAAGTTTTTATCAACTGAAACAAAGGCAACAAAGACCAAGCTAACCCTTGCAGATGCGGACATCACCTCAACCAAAGAGATCATCAAGCTTATCGAATCTCACATAGAGGCTAAAAAGGAAGAGACATCGGAGAAGATCGCCGAAATATCTTCCAATATCGATTCGGTGATGGCCGATATTGCGCTGGAGACGGATTCCGTGAAAGACCTATCTAGTCAGATAAAACAGGAAACCGAATTGTTGAAAAGGGCTACAACAAACAAAAAGACCTTTCTAGACCTAGTTTCCATGAAGGAAAAGGTGGATGGAAAGGTTCGCTCCCTCCTAGCGCAGAAAAATGATTATGCCTCCTTAACTACGTGTTCATCATGCAATCAAGAAATCGGCGAGTCAACAAAGGCTGAATTCATTAAAACCGTGGCGGCTAAATTGGAAGAATATGCTGCAGGAATAGCTTGCCTAGAAAAGAAGATGAAAGCCGCCGAGGGAACACTAGAAGAATACGATGCGATACAACTTCGGTTATCCACGTTGAATTCTTCGATGCAAGCAGCGAATCAAAAGATATATGGAAGCAATCTTCTCCTAACAAAATATAATGCAGAACTCGTTAAGCTTGAGAAAATCGCAAACTCTGGGTCAGATGATGGGGTTAAGCTTAAAGATGCAGCAAAAAAGGTCGTTGGGCTTTCCAAGCAGAAAAAGGAATTGACCGAGACTCTTCAGATACATGATGTGCTTTCAGTTTTGCTTCAGGATTCCGGCATAAAGTCCAAGGTCATTAAGCAATATATTCCCATGTTGAATAAATTGGTTAATCGGTATCTGTCCCATCTTGAATTCTTTTGTTCGTTTAATCTTGATGAGGGATTTAACGAAGTGGTGAAATCCAGACATAGGGATACCTTCACATACGATTCTTTTTCTCAGGGTGAGAAGATGAGGATAGATTTTTCCTTGATGCTCACATGGCGTGATATAGCAAAACAAAAGAACTCTGTCAACACAAACCTAATGATCATCGATGAATTGTTCGACTCATCGATGGACTCTGCAGGTCTTTCCAATTTACTTTCAGCATTCGATAAGATGAGCAACACAAACATATTTGTGGTGTCTCATAGGCTTGACCTAGTGGACAAATTCCCCAACACTCTCCGTCTAATAAAGAAGAACAATTTCACCCAAATTGCTGATTAATCAAGGAGTTACATTTTCCAAAACATGTGATATGATTCTTCCACCAAATAACTGAAAGGAAGCAAATATGTTCTGGCCGACTGTGTTGATTGAAGCAAAGAATTTTGAAGTTAGTAATGGGGATGTTGTTTACGGAAGCTACGGAAAGTTTTACTCTGATGAAGAGCAATCTCCAGTCGCAGCACCGGCACCAGTTAAGGCGGATCGCAGTTTCACCTTCCCAGCAGAACTTGAAACGTTCAACAAAATCAACGAGTTAAAATAATTCTTTACATTTTTAAAAATATGTTTTAGTATTCGGTCTTCTGATTGAGCAACAACTTTACGAGGTATATCATGGAATTGAACATCGGAACTGCGGTTGAAACCAACATCAAGGGTGCAGTTGAATTCAAACTGTCATCTAATGCGTCGAAAATCTTTGCCGCACTTGGTAACTTCTTGTACTCCAACAAAGAGCTTTGTGTCCTGCACGAACTCTCTGCCAATGCGGTTGATGCACATCGCATGGTTGGTAAGCAGGATGTTCCTTTTTCTGTCACGCTTCCGACTAAACTCGATAGCAATCTTCGCGTTCGTGATTACGGCCCCGGCTTGTCTGAGGATAGTGTTTATAATCTTTTGTCGACGTATGGCGAAAGCACTAAACAGGGCGAGAACGATTCCATTGGTGGATTTGGTATTGGTTCAAAAAGCCCAGCTTCCATCACTGAAACTTGGACTGTTCGCTCCCATCATGGCGGAGAACTGAAGGATTATTTGGTGTTCATCGGTGCCACTGGAATTCCGTCGATCACCATGATTCGTGCAGTGCCGTCTGATGAAACCGGAATTGAAGTTGTTATTCCTGTGCAGTCGGATAAGGCATACCAGTGGAAACAGCTTGCTGCGACTGCATATCGCCACTACACCCCGCATCCGATTGTCCATAATACGGACATTACCATCGCACCTATCACCAATATAAGCTCTGGTGCCAATTGGGTTGTTTGTAATTCCGAAAAGAGTTCTCGCCTAACCGTAGTCACGTCATTCCGCGAGTACCCAATTTCGGATTCGGAACTGTCGAAGATTTTCGCTGCTGTTGGAATGGACTCTGTCGGCCAGCAAATTCTCAAACTCCCTATCATCATGTATTTCAATATCGGCGAGCTTGATCTTAGCCTTTCTCGTGAGACTCTTCAATACACGAAAAAGACCATCGATGCCTTGAGCGCAATGGCTCTTCGCGTCAAGACCGAAATTATTGCGAAGATGGTTGCTATTACATCAACTTCAACGGATTCCCTCGATCTTCGGGTTAATGTCCTCGATGCTTTCCAGTCTGTTCTTGGTATTAGTAATGATACCCATCGGTTCCGTAATTTTTCTGGGGTGTTTCCTTTACTAGGGCTGAATTCCGCTGACGATGTTTCTGTTTTCTTTAATCCGGTCACCATACCATCCGTGGAACTGGATAAGATTAAGGTTATTCATAATGGTCAGACGCGTGCCATGACAAACGCCTTTAATTGCTGGCGCACATATTCAATTTCTCGTGAGCAGCGCCACAATAATCAGGGCGTTACCCAACATGGGTTCCGGTTTAAAATTTCTGTTTTAAACCGAGTCAAGCTTGTTATTGCTGATTGCAGCGATGCGCTGAGTCGTGTCCGTAACGCAAGTGCAACTGGTGGTGGCGGGTATTACGTTGTTTCTAAGACCAACCTGTTTCACGCCGATCTGCAAAAATACGTTATCAATGCAAGCACCCTAGATAAGGTCGCTCGTGCACCAAGAGTTGCTGGTACCAAGACTGCTGCCGTTGTTACCGATCTGACGATTCGTCTTTTGTCGACTTCGCTTCGTTCATGCACCAAAACAGAATATGACAAAACGGAAAAGTATTGCCACGTTATTGTCACTTCTTATTCCGATTTGGATATGGCCGGAACAATTGGAGTCGAGGCTCGGCATCTTCAAGACCTTGGATATTCGATTATTGTGGTTAAGAATGTCTCTGAATTGCCGGATAAATCCATTCCGACTACTTCTGTTGCATTGAAGTCGTCGTATGATAGGCTAGCTGCGCTGAATCTGCCAAAGAAAAAGGCGGACTATGAGAACACCTTGCAATTCCGTCGATTCTTTAACGGCAAGATCATGTTGAGCTTCTTTTCTAATGTAATCGGTGCCCCGATTTGGGACTCCATTGTTTCAAAATACAACACTGCCTCATACGATGGGAAGGAGTTTCACACTTTTAACTCGATTTCAAACTTTTACAAGATTCCAGTTGTGCCTTATTCGCATTCTTATGATCAGGTGCAAAAAGACTTGACACTTATCACTGAAACGTATAAAATGGTCAAACACCTATCCACCTGCGCATCAACTGGTGACATGACATCTGATTTGACCGAGTATCTTCTTTCTGTAGGCAAATAATTTTCGAGCAGTACCTTTATAATCAAGGAGAAACACCATGAACAAGCATTCTTTTATCGTAGGCCAGTCCTTTGTCAATCTCACCAACACGGAAACCGGAAATTCGGTGACCATCACGGAAGGGGACTCCAATTTCAAAATCGCAATCGACATGATTCGTGCGGAAAAGTTCGATGAACTGGAACTGCTTCTCGACAAGAAAGTTGCAGTTGCCGCCAACATTGTCGAGACCGGATCGACAAATGATATTAAGGTGTCATTCGAAAACGGTCAGGTCGTATATCGCTACAAGGGCGCTAGTCCCGTTCCGCTGTCAAATGCCATCGTTGATCGAATCATTTCCATGTCTGCCGATGGGTTCAACATCAAGCCGATGTGCATGTTCCTTGAGAACCTGCTGTCAAACCCTTCACAAACTGCGATCAACGAACTTTACCTGTTCCTTGAGGCATGCAAGCTTCCTATCACGGAAGATGGTTATTTCATCGCATACAAGATTGTCCATTCTGATTACATGGATATCTACAGCAAGACGATGGATAACTCTGTTGGTAAGGTTCTTGAAATGCCGCGCTTTGAGGTTGATGCAAACCGCAACAACACCTGCTCTCGTGGTCTGCATTTCTGCAGCAAGGCTTATCTTAGCTCGTATGGCTCTGGGTCGAAAGCCGAGGATCGTGCAATGCTGGTGAAAATCAATCCTGCCGATGTTGTGTCTATTCCATCTGACTACAACAATGCCAAGGGCCGCGCATGGCGCTACGAAGTTGTTGGTGAGGTTCCTGCTGGCTGGCGTGCCACTCTTCCGCAGGTAGATTACACTGCTTCTTCCGTGGTCGATACCTTCGGCAACGATTTTGCTGACAGCTATGACGATAACTACTTTTTCAACGCTGTGACGCAACGTTGGCAGGATTCCGATGGTGGTCGCATGGTTAGTCGTGCGAAGGTTATGCAGGAACGTGGCTGTACCCTTGAAGAACTGAAAGAAATGGAGGAGTAATTTGTCTGACGAAGTAAATCACCCAAAACATTACACTTCGCACCCTAGTGGTGTGGAGTGTATTGAAATCACAGAGCATTATTGCTTTTCCGTTGGTAATGCGATAAAATATCTGTGGCGAGCAGGTCTTAAGGAAGATGCAGATAAGACCTCTTCTGAGAAGGAGATACAGGATTGCGAGAAGGCAGTCTGGTACATTAAACGTCATATTGAAAAATTACAAAAGGAACAAAAATGAAAAAAGGCCCAAATAAGCAAAAAGCATGGCGAACCCTCGGTAAAGGTCGCAAAGGTAAATTCATGGAGTCTAATATGCCAGCATATCCGTCGTATAAGATTCAAGAGCTTTTCGTTCGTGCTATTCAAGCTGGAACCATCTTTGAAGCGCCGAAGACGAAACGCCAGTTGGCTAGGGATGCTGCGATGGCAGTACAGGCGGCTGCAGCAGCACCGGCGCAAGAACAAACTTTAGAAGTCACGGAATAGGGAATATATGTCACTCAAATTTAGCAAAGAAACATTGAGCCTCCTAAAAACTTTCTCCACAATCAACAATAACCTTTTATTCAAACCCGGTAATAAGATTTCGACAATGGCTGCTGCCAAAGACATCATGGCAGAGGTTGAAGTTGCTGAGACATTCAATAAGGAAGGTGGTATTTTTAATCTTCCGGAATTGCTTGGGGTTATCTCCCTTTTCCCATCGCCGGAAATTGTTATGGAAGACCGATTTATGACAATCAAGGAAGGTAAGAATAAGATCAAGTACGTTTATGCCGATGCCTCGCTACTGACCGTCCCGACAAAGTCGATCAACATGCCTGCAGCAGAAATTAGCTTTACCCTAACTTCTGCGGTGCTGGTCAAGATTCAGAAAGCTTCTGCTGCACTATCAGTAGCCGATCTGGTGTTCCGTGGTGACGGCAAGAATATTATTGCATCCGTCCTTGATGCTAAGAACCCAACATCAAACAACTTTGATATCGATCTGGAAACCGCAACAGGAGAGACCTTCGAAGTGTTCTTTAAGGTTGATCGACTTAAAATGCCAGTTGCTTATGATTACACCGTCGACATTTCATCGAAGATGATTTCAAAATTTCATGCAAAGGATATCAAACTCACTATGTGGGTTGCGGTAGAAGGCACATCCAAGTTCAATTGATCAATTCGCTTTGTAGGGGAACAAAATGGATGTGAATCCTAATGAGTATATTTGGTGTCAAAAGTACAGACCAAAGCGAACATCGGAGACAATCCTACCAGCTGCAACGAAAATTGCAGTTGATGGATTTATTTCTCAGGGTAGAATACCGTCCATGCTTCTCAAGGGCAGTGCCGGAACCGGTAAGACGACATTGGCAATGGCATTGTGTGAGGAGTTGGGTGCGGATTACATTATTATAAATGCATCAAGTGAGAGCGGTATCGATACCTTTCGTATCAGAATTACCCAGTTTGCATCTACTATGTCATTCAGCGATGCCAAGAAAGTGGTCATCCTAGACGAGGCAGATTCAATGTCTCCTCAAATGCAATCCGCCCTTCGTGCTGGTATGGAAGCAGTGTCCGGTAATTGTTCGTTCATCCTGACCTGTAACTTCCCATCCCGTATCATAGAACCGATTCACAGCAGATGCTCGTTTTTGGATTTCCAAATCCCATCCTCTGAAAAGCCTTTGTTGGCTATGCAGTTTTTCCGCAGGGTGTGTAATATCCTAGAATTGGAGGGTATCGAGTATGATAAACCGGTAGTCATCGAACTGGTCAACAAATACTTTCCTGACTTTCGTAGATGCTTAAATGAGTTGCAAAAATATGCTTCTTCTGGTAGAATAGATGCTGGTATCTTAGTTAGTGTTAGTGAGGCATCATTTACCGAGTTGCTAGAGACCTTGAAGGCAAAGAAGTTTAATTCCATGCGGACTTGGGTTGTTAAAAACTCTGACATGGACCCGAATATGTTATTTCGTTGGTTTTATGATAATGCGGCTGATGTTATGCAACCAAAGATTCTACCTGAGTTGATCATACTGATTAATGATTATTCATTTAAATCAAGTCAGGTTATGGATCAGTCTATAAACCTAGCAGCATTTTTGACAGAGGTCATGTCTTTGAATGTGGAGTGGAAGTGAAGGCGCATAATCCATTAAAGGCGATGCTGTATATAACAGTTGAGGGAAAATGGTATAACGTAGAAGATTTTTCTTTAATTGTTGGCTTCCATCTTAAGCTGGCTGGCGTTGATTTCAGAACATCATCCGACCTAGCTGATTGCTTGCTAGAATTGGTTAGATCACATTTTGTTGAAGTGCATCCAACCAATGATTTGCGGGTTAGGATTCGCCCGTATTGGTTTGGAGAGAGCGATGCCGACGCCGTTTGAATATGTTAGGTCTTATTCTGATAAACAGGGAGACCTTATGCTAACCGAAAAGGATGAGGAGGATTACACACCATTCACAATTAATACCATCATGTCTCTAATGCCAGACACGATCTTTTTTGCAAATGAAATAAATCGCATGTGGCGACTCGATAACAAGTTGCAACACGATTTCTACTATTGCGGAATACCGAAAGGGAAGAGGTCATACAAATGGCAAAAGAAAGAAATCGATCATGATGATATTCTCCTAGTGTCCGAATTTTTCACGATAAATAAAACGAAAGCATCCAAGTATTTGGAAATTCTTTCTGTTGATCAACTAAAAATAATTCGTGAAAAAATGGATAAAGGCGGGAGAAATGGAAAAGCATGATGTGGGGATCAAGGTAACTCTGGTTAAGCCAGATAACTTTTTGTTATGCAAGGAAACCTTAAGTCGCATTGGGGTTTCCAATAACAAAGAAAGGCGACTTTATCAGACAGCACATATTTTGCACCGAAAGGGCAATTATTATATCTGTCATTTCAAGTCGCTCTTTGAACTTGATGGTAAGCCTTCTACGATATCACCAGATGATATTTTAAGAAGAAATACCATCACTAAATTGTTGCATGATTGGGGGCTTCTGATCATAGACGATCTAACGTTAGTAACTGATCGAGCGCCCATGTCGGCAATAAAGATTCTACCCTTCGGTGAAAAGGGTAAATGGCAGTTGATTGAGAAGTATTCACTTGGCAATAAATATTGATTTTAACTTTGGAGAAAACAAAATGGAAGAAACCCTAAAATTCGAATTCACTGCAGCACAAGCAAACCTAATCCTCGCAGCTTTGGGTAAATTGCCTGCTGAGACCAGCATGAACCTGATTCTTGAGATTCAGAAGCAGGCACAGCCGCAGCTAACGGTTCCCGAACCAGAAGCTGAGTGATAATGGATTGGTTTAAGGGAACCTAAGCGAAAGCAGACAAAATCCCTTCGGTATGCCTAATTCTAGGGTGCCGTATTTCAATCTTGCTATAACTATAGGAGAAGCACTATGTCACAAAATTTTCTTTCACGATTTCCGTCAATGGTTGGATTTGACGATATGTTCCACACAATGGACTCATTCATCGAATCAGCCAAGAGCAATGCCAAGAGTATTGCTCAAATTTGGCCACCGTATAACGTGGTAAAGACTGGGGATCGCACTTATTCAATTCAGATGGCTCTGGCTGGATTCTCGAAAACGGATATTGAATTGGAACTCGATGGTTCCCTTCTCAAAGTGAAGGGCGAAACTAAACCTTCATCGGAAGTAGAATATCTGCATAAAGGAAGTGCGGAGCGTGCCTTTGAACGAAAGTTCACTTTGGCCGATTCTGTTGAGATTAAGAACGCAGAATTGATCAATGGAATTCTGGAGATCACCCTAGAAAACCAGATCAAGGCGATTGATGCAGTGAAGAAAATCGCAGTAAAGTAATTTAGGGTTATTCCCGATGGGGCTTCGGCCCCATTTTCTTTTTGAGGGTTTTATGTTATTGGTGCTTCTCGATCCTGTTGAATTTGGTGAATGGACTTTTAAAGCATCCGTAAATCAAGATATCCACAACATTATGGTGTTAGCTTTCAATCGAGTATCGCATCAATGTGAGGTCAGGTATTTTGGCTCGGACTTTGTGGCTAACGTGTGGATGGAGCGAAAGATGCGCGGAGAGTCGTTATAATTTATTCAATGAAAACAACGAGTTGGTGAAAAGCTTCCAATATTAATAACTTAGTGTATAATTAAATTCATTCCATCGAATCAACACGCGGAGAACTGACATGACTACCAAGACCATCATCCTCAAGGAAGAAGCGATTCCTAAGATGAACGAGTACATCGCCAAGGTGAATGCTCGTGCGCACAAGATCGGCCAAGCCTTCATCGAAGCAGTTGAAGTCTCCCGTGAAATGGTTCCGAACAAGCCTGCTCAGTGTGATTGCACTAAGAACCCAATCGTAACTTACACCTGCATGGTCACCATTGAAATTCGTGGCGAAACTCCGAAGATCAATGGTTGGGACTTTGTTGCTCGCATCGAACACGATTCGACTCTTGGTAACATCCTTCGTGTGGCTCCGGGTCAATCCCTTCCGCGTGAATTTTGGGAGCGTGATTGCCTGTGTGACCATTGCAACACGAAGCGCGTTCGCAAGGACACCTTCATTCTTCGTAATGCTGCTGGTGAGTACAAGCAGATTGGTCGCCAGTGTGTTCGTGACTTCATTGGTTATGACAATCCGGCTGATATGTACTGGTGGGTTGGTATCATGGACACCATCGAGTCTGAGTGTGACGGTTGGAATGGCTCGGTTCGCGAAGCTCCTTTGTTTAGCGTCGTTGAGGTTCTTTCCACTGCGATCTCCACCATCAAGTTGTTTGGTTATGTCTCGACTCGTATGGTCGAAGAAGGTCGCGCCAATGTGACTACAGCTTCGTATGTTCGTGACACGTACATGCACTACCCTAACGGAAAGCCACAACACGTTGTCGACATTCTCAACGGTGTTGCAGATGTAAAGGAAGCTGCAGAACGAGTTCTTGCTTGGATTTCCGGTTGGGATGATGTCACCAAACAACAGTCTGAATTCAACTTCAACGTTTCCAAGATGGTTGCAGCAGACTTCTGCCGTGGTCGTGACTTTGGTCTTATTGCTTGCCTCCAGACGATGTATATGAAGGCAATGGACCAGCTTTCTGCCTCTTCGGTGGTTCGTTCTAACATGCACATCGGTGAAGTTGGAAAGAAGATTGAGACCACTGCCACCATCAAGACCGTGTTCGCGATGAGTGGTTTTTACGGTGTTACTAACCTCGTCATTCTTGAGGATGCTGCTGGTAATTGTTTTAAGTGGAACGCATCTAATCTTGGTGATTTTGCTAAGGATGATGTTGTTTCTCTCAATGGCATCGTCAAGGCGCATGATGAGTACAAAGGTCGCAACCAAACCGTTATCACCCGCGCCAAGCTCGCCATTTTGTCGTAAAGGAATAATATGTCTATCTTAAAAATCATCGAAGAAATTGCAGGCACCGCAAGTAAACTCACCAAGGAGTCGATTATTCTCCGCGAAAAGGACAACGAAACCCTGAAAAGGGTTTTCGTTGCCGCGTACAATCCTCGTGTGGTTTATGGCATTAAGGCTATCCCACAGCCTATCAAGTCACCAGAGAGAATCAACCTGCAGTACGCTTTAAACAAGCTTTCAGACTTCTCTGATAGGGTTGTATCTGGCGGCGCTGCCACGGAATTGCTCGCCAAATTACTCGGCCAACTGGAAGAAGATGATGCTGTTGTTCTTTCAAGAATCATCCTTCGCGACCTTCGAATGGGGTGTTCCGATTCGACTATTAACAAGGTACATTCTGGATTGATATCTGAATATCCATACATGCGATATAACCTTTTCAGTAAGGTCAAACATGCCAACTACACTTGGAAGGACGGCGTGTATGCGCAGACTAAAATGGATGGTATGTGGACTTCGGTAAACCATCACACAGACGGTACTGTAACAGGTCTAACTCGGCAAGGTGGTGAGCAACCAGAGAAGTTCTTTTCTGACATTTTTAAGCACATCAAGACTTTTTTCCCTGCTGGGTATCAGTATCATGGGGAAGTTCTCGTTGATCATAATGGCAAGTATCTTCCACGAGAAGAGGGTAATGGGATAACCAACTCCATTGCAAAGGGTGGAGAACTCCCTTCTGGTATGAAATTGGTGTATGTAATTTGGGATGCTGTTCCGATATCTCATATCGATTCTGGGGTCTCTAACACTAGATATTCTGTTAGGTTCTCGTTGATGAATTCATTGCATTATTCGGATGTGGTCAAATTGGCGAAAACGAAAGTGGTGAATTCAATGAAGGGTGCATTTGTTGTCTATAACGAAGCTCTTGCTGCTGGGGAAGAGGGGATCATGTTGAAGAGTGGTGATCTTCCTTGGAAGGATCATACAACGTCACTTGGTGCCAAGTTAAAGTTGTCTGTTGATGTTGATTTGAAGATCGTTGGATTCACTGAGGGCAATGGCAAATATGCAGACCTTTTTGGTGCTGTCATGTGCGAGACCTCTGATGGTCTGTTGAAGGTGAATGTGAGCGGGTTTAAGGAAGATGTTCGTAAACAGATTCATGCAACTCGTGCAGCCCTGCTTGGTACGATCATGACGGTGACCGGAAATGAAGTGATGCTAGGCACTCCTGCATCGATCTTTTTGCCCCGCTTCGCAGAACTCCGGGCGGATAAGAAAACTGCAGACACGCTCCAACAGGTTATCGATCAGTTTGAAAATGCCAAGCAAGGAAAGTGATTGACTTTCCGAGTCAGATCGGATAAAATAAATTTTATTTGGAGGATGCATATGTCGAAATATACGTTCATGCAACAAGATGGTTCTGTTAAAGTTACCGTTGAGGTTGAAAGTGATGAAAGCGATGCTTGGTCTGGTCATTCCGGCCCGATGTGGAATTTCTTTGACTTTCTTAAGGGCTGTGGTTTCATCTTTAACCCGTCTGATGAAATTGGCATTATGAGGTATAATGAAGACGGTACCACAGAATTCATTTCTGCTTCTAGGTGGGAGCCATAATGTCAGGTAAAGTTGTGGATTCAATTTTCGCAAACATCAATTCTTTGCCCAATGCAACCTCGATTAAGAAGCTTCTTTATCTCAAGCTTGAGATTGAATTTGGAGCAAAGCGATGTGAAAATTATGACGATTGGAATCCAGCAAAACCATCACAAGACCAACAAGAAACTATAACCCTAGAAGGAAATTGATGACGTATTTTTATACTTCTGTCACCCAACACTCAAATAATATTTGCTTTCGTGGGGTGCGGGACGGGAAGCGGATCGAAGCAAAGGTTCCGTACTCTCCGACATTGTATGCCGAATCCAATAAGTCAGTCGAATTCCGTGGTCTTTATGGGGAGAAGCTGGTTCCTGTTAAATTCGAATCCATTCATGCAGCAAAAGAATATATTGGTAGGTATGAAGAGGTTAAAGACTTTACAATTCATGGAATCCAGCAATTCCAATATCAATATATTTCCGACAAGTTTGTTGGTGATATCGATTGGGATATTGATCAGGCTAGGGTAGTCTTTCTGGATATCGAAACTAAGGTTCCAGAAAATGGGTTTCCAAACATCGAAACTGCCAACTGCGAGATACTGTTGATCTCTCTGATGAATCGTTTCACCCAGAAGATCGTGGTGTTCGGTACAAGAAGTATTTCTGCACCGAATCCCCTCTTTGAATATCGTCTTTTCAAGAACGAGGCTTCCATGCTGGAAGCATTTTTGGATTTCTGGTCTTCTGCTTATCCTGATGTCATTTCTGGTTGGAATATTGATGGGTTTGATATGCCGTATATAGCAAACCGCATTCATCGGGTTCTTGGAGAAGCTGAAATGAAGAGACTTTCGCCGTGGGGCGTGTTGAACAGCAGAAAGATCGAAGTTCGAGGTCGTGAAGTCGAGGTCGTGGATATCGTTGGTATAAACTCACTTGACTACCTTGATCTTTACAAAAAATTCAGCTTCAGACCACAGGAATCATATTCCCTCGGGGCTGTGTGTCAGGTCGATCTTGGTGAAGGTAAGGTTGATTTTGGTTGTACATTTAAAGAGAGCTATTCTACAACCCAAGAAAACTGGGATAGGTTTGTTCTTTATAACGCCATGGACTCCCAGTTAGTATTCAAGCTGGATAAAATGTATGAATTCATTCCGCTATGCTTTAGTATTGCTTATCTAGCCAAGTGTAATATCAAAGACGTTTTCAGCCCAGTTAAAACGTGGGATATTTTCACTTATTCCGAGTTACTGAAAGAAAATATTATCGTCCCACCACACACCATAAAGAAGGCTGGCACCATCGAAGGTGCTTATGTCAAGGCGCCACAGTTAGGAATGCATAATTGGGTCGTCACCGTTGACTTTGGTTCCCTATACCCATCTGAAATGCGGCAATGGAACATTAGTCCTGAGACGATCCTAAAGGAAAAATTCGATTTGCATTACATCGACTTCATCGAAGAGACTGATGCATACAAGGATGCTATCGAATATGCTAGGGCGCATGACTATAGCCTAGCGGCGAACGGTTCGATGTATCGCAGGGATATTGTTGGCATCATTCCAAAGATGCTGAAAATGTGTATGGATGGTAGAAAGGTAGCGAAGAAGGAAATGCTTCGGTTGGAGCAACTTCTTGTGGACACTGGGGACTCTTTATTAAAGTCAAAGATATCCGTGCTTAATGGTAGGCAGCTTGCATTGAAGCTACTAGGAAACTCGTTGTATGGTGGTCTCGCCAACGTAGGTTCTAGATACTTCAATCTAGATATGGCCGAGTCCATTACGATCACAGGGCAGTTATCTAACGTTCATGTGTCAAAATGTTTGAACGAATACATGAATTCGAATATTGGCGGAGAATATAAGGATTACATCATATATGGGGACACGGACTCTTCGTTCCTTAATTGTGGGCCGTTAATTAAGAAAATTGCAGCTGGAAAATCTGATCAGCAGATAACAAATCTGTTGATGAAAATGGAACCAACCTTACAACGTGTTTTGAACAAATCGATTGATGATGTTTTCGCACTTTGTAACTGTTTAGATCGAGTCATGTCGATAAAACAGGAAAAGGTTTGCTCAAAGATATTGTTTGTTGCCAAAAAACGATATGCTGCAAAGGTGCATAACTCTGAGGGTGTGATGTACGATCCACCTGAAATTAAAGTCACTGGACTCGATCTTGTTAAGACCTCTACCCCTATGGCGATCCGGAAGATGCTTAAGGCTTCGATACCGGTCATTTTTGATGGTGGAGAAGGTGCAACACAAAAATATCTTGTCGATTGTAGGGAAAAGTTTGACTCTATGACGACGGAAGAAATTGCAAGACCAACCGGTGTTAGTGAAGTTGACAAGCATATGATTGGGGAGTATTATGTTAAGGGGTGCCCAATTAATTCTAGGGCATCCATAATATACAATGTTGCAACAAAGAGTATGCGAGAGAAGTATGCACAGATTTCCAATGGGGATAAGATTCGGTATCTTTATTTGACCGTCCCAAACCCAGTTCGATCAGACGTTATTGCTTTTCCTGCAGATGGGGTTTTACCAAAAGAGCTTGGCTTGCATAATTATGTTGATAGGGACACCCAGTTCTACAAAACTTTCATGAAGCCGATTGAAGGAATGTTACACCCTATTGGTTGGAAAACTGAAGTACAGGCTAGTTTGGAGGATTTTTTCGGATGACACACGATATCAAATTTAACTGATCACGCTACAATAAACGGCAGTGTTGTTGATTTACATTTGAATAAAGAATTCATCGATTTATGGACTGAGGTTCGAGACCTTAAACTGAAATATGAGAATGAGATATTCGTTATAAAGGACACCATGCGAAAGGCCAGAGAAGCGGAAGCATTCAAAAAGCATACTAAGGAGTTTTATTGGATGACGGCAGCTGAACAAAAAATATCATTTGAAAGGGTTTATAAAGATGGCATCATTTGACACTTCGACAAATTGCGTGAGCGAGTCGTTTAGGAGAGTTGTTGGAGAAGTTGTGAAGCTTAAAGTTGGCACCCGATTTTCTGCTTTGCGTGGTATAAAATTTGATATCGATTCCATGGTAGATATGGTTACCGAAGATTTGCTTTTCGGTATGCAAGCAAACGTCACTGCCGTTAAGGGGAAGAGGTCATCCGAAACAAAAACGGATAGGGATACCGTGACTAAATTGTTCCCTAAGACATGGTTTGATCATTTTAAACAAGATTGCTTCCCAAAATGGTTGCTAACTAAATACCCCGCTGATTACGAAACGGTGTTAGTTGAAATTGCCAAACACCACACCACCATAACAACGGTGACTCGGATGTGCCCACATTTACATACAGACCCTTCCAACAAGCATATTGAATTTTTGGTGCGCGAATGACGTTTAAAATTTTACTTTGAAATTTTTATATCCGTTTTCGGCAATTTTGTCTTTTATATTTTCATATTTATATAGGAGGTAACAAGATGAATAAGATTTATCTTGATCTTTGACGGCGTCCTAGTTAACTTCCATACTCGCGTCTCTGAGATTTGTGGAAAGCCATTCGACTCTTCATGCTGGCCGATCATAGACAAGATTCCTACCTTGTTTCTTGATCTCGACATTCTCCCGCAGGCTAAGGAATCATTCGATTTTATTATGCAGATGGGGTATCCTGTAGAGATTCTTACTGCACTACCAAGACCAACATGCTTGCTTTCTTCTGCTGCATGTGATAAAATCGAATGGGTAAGAAGGCATTTGCATCCAACCATTCAGGTTAATTGTTCCGATGGTTGGGATAAGAAAATACACTGGGTTGCGCCAAAGCATATCTTGATAGATGATATGGAAAGAAACGTGCACCATTGGGTGCAGCATGGTGGGATTGGTGTTCATCACACCGGAGACTGGTCAGTGACTTTGCATAACCTGAATTTAAATATTTTAACCATGAATAAGGAATCCTCATGACAAAGGAAAAGAAGCAAAAAGAAGCAACCATTCCAAATTGGACGATCTTCGGGACTAGATCAGTGGCAATCGAAGTGCATAAGTTTGTTGGTGAGGGCGATGACGTATATCGACCAGCACTGACATTTATGTTAGATAACGGCGAGGATGTTGATGAGAACGATATTGTTGAGAAGGGGCAGTTCGTTACGATTTATGTTGATGGAATTTACGATAGTGCAGAAGAAGCGATCATTGAAACAGCTAAGTCGATAATGAACCTGTTTGAAAATATTTCGAATTCTGTCACGGTAATTGAAGATGATGGTTCTGCTGGTGCGTTTGAATACAGTTTAGACCAGTTGTTTTCTGCAGATGGCGGCGCTGAGTCTGGCCCGAAAGTCACGTTCCACTGATGCTAAACCTAGACGACACCCCTTATTACGGCCCGTCAGACAGTAAACCAAATATTAAAATTAAAGGAGCGTCAATGTCACTGTTAGACAGATTGAAAACAATTGGAACGACTAAGCATTCAAACACAATGTCGGAGTCGACATTTTTTAAACCTAAAGATCATTGCCCAACACCAGTACCGATCATAAACGTTGCCCTATCAGGTTCTTTGAGTGGTGGATTGATCAGCGGATTGGTTAGCCTAGCAGGCCCATCCAAGCACTTCAAATCCCTTTTGGGGTTGTTGTTAGTCAAGGCATATATGGATAAGCACCCAGACTCAATGTGCCTCTTTTACGACAGCGAATTCGGCGTGACTCCTGAGTATATCAAGGCGAACGGAATCGATGGTTCTAGGGTTCTGCATGTTCCAATCGAGAACGTTGAGCAACTAAAATTCGATATGGTTAAGAAGCTCGACTCAATAGAAAAGTCCGAGAAGATCATCATCTTCATCGATTCGATTGGAAACCTAGCATCCAAGAAGGAATTGGAAGACGCTATGAGCGAAAACTCTGCCGCAGATATGACAAGATCAAAACAGCTGAAAAGTTTTTTCCGTATGGTCACCCCGCATCTGACTATGAAAGATATTCCGTGCGTAGTCGTCCAGCATACATATCAGACACAGGAAATGTTTTCGAAGACCGTTATGTCTGGTGGAACTGGCGGGATGTATTCAAGTAATTTGGTGCTACTAATCGGAAAGTCTCAGGAAAAGGATACCGAAGGCATTAAAGGGTGGAATTTCAACCTAACAGTGGAGAAATCCAGATTTGTTAAGGAGAAGTCGAAGCTGTCATTTTTGGTCACCTATGAGGGCGGTCTGAATAAATGGAGCGGTCTGATGGAAGAGGCTCTTGAGTCTGGTCATTGCACTAAACCAAAGAACGGATGGTACGCTAAGGCTGGCACAGACAAAAACTACCGTCTTGCCGACACAAACAACAAGGAATTTTGGTTGCCAATCCTAACCGATCCTACCTTCAACGAATTTATTTCAAACAAATATAAGCTCGCACATTCAGTTGCGATGATCTCAGAAGAAGTCGAAGAGGAGGATCAAGATGAGCAATGACCAAGATCGTGAGGAACTGCACAAAAGCACTGGTTGGATTTGTCCTCGCTGCAAAAATGCGATTGCTCCAACCATGAAAACGTGTCCCCTGTGCCCACCACCAACGAGGGTTGAATCATCTTTTTCTGCCCAGCAGGAGTTGTTGATTGACTAAACTTGCCCATCATTATACGGAGAAGGAAGCCAATGCAATAATTTCCGCTTCCTTCTCCGACCTAGCCAAGCATGGGTTCAAGGTATATCTTAGCCACAACGGAACTCTGTGTGTGGTCTTTAGTAAGAATTCTGGTGGGGTTTGTCCTCTGTTAGGTGCTTATTATGATGGTGAAGAGCAATGGATTCCGGTTAAATGGGATTCCGCAGGGCTCTACCTCGGCATCAACCCGAGTACAAATCATACAGGATTAGACTTACTCATGCCGGATGTCGTAGAAAAGGAGACAGCATAATGTTAGAAAATATTAAAGTATGTGGTGAAGATATCGGTGGTAAGGTGGTTCTTTCCATCACGTCAGGTAAATTTGAAGGCTGTAATTTTTACTATGATGGGCTAAGATTTGCAGAAAAGGAAAACGAAGACGGCTCGATGAATATGTCTTTTGATTATGAAATCACGAACGGGTTTGATGTTCAAGCTGAAGCTGTGGAAGAACTTCAAACATTGCTCGGTGATAATTTGTTGTGCCTAGTTGAAGATTCCGTGAAGATGGGTTCCACCGTTTTCACTGGCGGAACTTGACATTCGACGCCCAATTTCGTAAAATGTATGATACGAAATTGGGCAGATTTGCCTAATACGTGATACCTAGGAGAAATATGGCAACATCAAGAATCGAAGAAGTCATTTTAAGTAATTTGGTTAATAGCGAAGAATACTGCAGAAAAGTTTTACCATTCATCAGCCCAGACTACTTTTCCGACCATTCAGAAAAAGAAATCTTCACTGAAATAAAGTCTTTTTTCAACCAATACTCAAAAGTCCCGAACCAACAAATTTTAAAAATAGCGTTCGAGGATCGGCAAGATTTGAAGCAGTCTGAATATGATGATGCGATGGAGCTTATTAGTTCCCTTGTCGAATCAGAACCAAACCAGATATGGCTTATCGAACGCACCGAGAAATTCGTAAAGGACTCTGCCCTTTATAACGCAGTAGCAGAGGCTGTATCAGTCCTTGATGGAAAGAACACAAAGCTATCAAAAGATGGCATCCCATCGTTGCTTCAGGAGGCACTATCGATCTCTTTTGATAAAACAATCGGGCACGATTTCTTTGATGATGCGGATAAACGATATGAGTTTTATCATCTTAAAGAAGATCGAGTTCCATTCGGATTGGATATGTTTAACAAGATTACCGGTGGTGGGCTACCCAAGAAAACGCTATCGTGCGTCCTTGCTGGCGTTAACGTTGGAAAGTCTTTGGTTTTATGTGACTTCGCAGCTAGTGTCTTACTTCAAGGCAAGAATGTGCTGTACATCACACTGGAAATGGCAGAGGAGCGCATCGCTGAGCGAATCGACTGCAATATGATGGATATTCCAATCGACAAACTCCCACACATAAGCAAGGAAGATTTTTCCTCTAAGATTGATAGTATAAGAAGAAAGACAGAAGGTAAGTTGATTGTAAAGGAATACCCAACTTCTGGTGCTCATGTTGGACATTTTAAAGCATTGCTAGATGAGTTGGTCATAAAAAGAGGGTTTGTTCCCGATTTTATTTGTGTTGATTATATCAACCTATGTCTTTCTCAGCGTCTCGTTGGTGGTCATGGTGCTAATTCGTATACCATTATAAAGTCCATCGCAGAGGAGTTGCGTGGAATGGCAGTTGAGTATGATGTTCCGATCCTAACTGCAACCCAAACAACACGGCAAGGGTGGCAGAATTCTGATATCGAAATGTCAGATACTGCAGAAAGTGCTGGGTTGCCTGCAACCCTCGATTTCATGTTTGCATTAATTCGAACAGACGAATTGGATGAACTCGGTCAGCTTATGGTGAAGCAATTGAAATCCAGATTGGGTAATCCAAATTTTTACAAAAGGTTTGTTATTGGAGTAGATATAGCAAAGTTTAAATTATATGATGTTGTCCAACCAACTCGTGATTTGTCTGATGTTGGCAAGACGGACAAGGCAGACAAGCCGGTGTTTGATAAATCAAAATTTGGTTCCAGAAATAAATCTGAACGGAGTATTGCAGAGATAGACTTTTCGTGAATTGATAAATACTAGATTAATTCACGAAAAGGAATCCCGCCATGAAATCACTAACCGAAGCCGCAACATCCATAATTCTAGATGCCAATGTCAAGACACTGACAGAAGAGTTTCTTATCGAAAATGTCGATGAAATTGCAGATCGTATGCTCGACAAATTATGCGAAAACAATTTGGAGGTGTTCTCTATGGATGAAGCGGAATTTGATTCAATTTTGGATTCTGTTATTGAAGAATCCGCACATGAGTTGGATGAAAGTATTTTCGGTGCAGTTGTAAAGAAGGTTGCTGGTTTGTTCGGTGGTTCCTCTGCACCAACACACAATCAACTTGCGAACGGGCTTTCGCCTAATCCAAAGCGGTTATCTAATCAACCAAAGAATCCTGCTGTTGTTCAAGCAAAGGAGCAGATCAAGAAACGCATTCAGCATGGTAGTCGTGCTCGCAAGTCCGTTTTGTCACAGTTGACAGCAGACCAAAAAGCAAGTCTTGGGGACAACCGAATGGTTAGTAGAACTCGCAACGGGGTTGTTGCCCACTACATGGTGCCAAAGGGTGAGAAGTTTAGCGCAAAGACACACAAGTCTTTCATGCAATCTAAGATAGGCAGTGACGGTAATTATAGCCACGAGAAATTCGAAGACTGATATGAATTCGTCCAGAATTATTTCTTTTGCTGAGTATGTTTATTTGGAGGAATCTCGGATCGAGGTTTCTCCATTAACGCATCGCAACAGGAAGGCATCAGATTACGAGACTGAAATAGCCAGAAAGATTCATGGGAGTGGTTGGGGTGCGGATGAACCAACCGCCACTGCAGCTGGGTTCGATCCAAATATGCCAGATTACCGTATTCGTGATGTTGATGGCAATCATCATAATCTGGAAATTAAATCTGGACATTCTTCGATGTTTGGTCAGATTGCACTTGAACAACATCCGGAACATGGCTGGGTGGTTTCTTCTGATACCAAGAAGAAGAAACCTAACACTTCAGCATATATTGAAAGGTCTGGCATTCTACATCGTCTCAATCATGAGTGGGGGCCACTACCAGAGGGTGCTCCAAGAAAAGACATTAATCATGATGCCCCGAATGGTGCAGAAGGTGTTAATTTGCATTATGGCTCAGACAAACACACGCCGTATATCCACATTAAAGATCACGGAATGTTCCATACGTCAAACGATTCTGCAAACCTCGGGACTCCGCAGTTATCCGGCAATTTTTCACTTCGTGCTAGACATAAAAAGATTAGAACCAACGCAGACGGAACACATAAATACGTTACATTAATAAATTTCCATGTTAAGAAGCAGCACCTACCTAGGTCTCCGTTGTCATTGGATGCCGACATACCAGCAGCAAAATAATTTTTCGTGAGTGAGGAGTAACTATGCATTGTGAATATTGCGGTTCTATCAATTTAAAAAGTCTTGGTGTTCGGATGTTGGGCAAGGAGCGAAAAATCAAATATAAGTGTGGTTCTTGTAGCCGCACCCAACATTCAGATTATTCCGTGCCTAAACCCGTTATCGGTGTTAGCTACGTGGTCACGTCAGCAACAGACTCCTTCCCTATTAATAAGAGATTCCTTGCAGTGCTCAAAAAATATTGTGCGCATAATTCGGCAAAGCTTGCAGTTATCCCTGTGAATAATAAACAACCATTTAACGAGTTTAGATATTCCGATGAAATTAAACCACATTTGGTTTCGGATAATATCAATCTAGGTGATGATTCGGTCATAATGGGTTCCATTCATTTGGGTACAACTTTGGAGAACCCTTTAGGTAGCCTAAATTCATTTTCAAAAGGAAAGACCGTTATCCTAGGTCATCCGCAAATTCAGATGCGAACTCTCCCCAGAAAGAATGAAAAATACCCGCCTATCATGACAACTACTGGTAGTGTATCAATCCCAAATTATGGTGAAAACAAAACCTCGCAAAAGGCAAATTTTAACCATTCTTTTTCGGCGGTTTTCATTTCTGGAACGACACCAAGATCGATTCGTCACCTTAATTATGATGGCGTTGGGTTCTATGACCTTGGTACATATTACACTGAAGATGCAATCACAGTTGAGAACAAGATCACCGCTATCGTTACCGGCGATGAACATGTTATGTTCTACGACAAAGAAGTTTTTGATGCCACGTATGGTAAGGATGGTATTGTTGCTGCGTTGAAACCAGATTTCATTGTTCGACATGATGTTTTGGATTGCTATTCCATATCACATCATCATAAACATAACGTGTTTACTCGATATGCAAAGAATATGAGTGGGATCGATTCGATTGAACGAGAACTTAACCAGACGCTTAAATTTATCGAAGATACCACCCCAGAAAAGACTCAATCCATTATCGTCCCGAGTAATCATAATAGCCATCTTTTCCGCTGGTTAAACGAAGCCGATCCAAAGGTCGATCTTGTTAATGCAAAGATTTACCATAAATTAATGTGGTTGATGCTCGACAATGGTACCGTTGTTAATAACACACCGAAGTACCCAGACCCATTTGAACTGTATAGCCGAGAGTTGTATAAAGAGGGAAAAATGTCTAAGGATAAGATTCGATTTTTGACTTCAGACGATGATTTTTTGATTCATGAGATCGATGTTAATAACCATGGAGATTTGGGTGTTAATGGCGCAAAGGGAAATCGACTTCAATTTAAGGATTTGCCGAATAAATCGATTGTTGGACATAGCCATTCCCCCGGAATAAATGCAGGGTGCTACCAAGTTGGGACATCTTCGAACCTGAGACTTGAATATAACAAAGGTCTAAGTTCATGGCACACCTGCCATTGCATTATTCATAAGAATGGAAAGCGGCAGTTGGTTTTCCTTGTGGATGGAAAATGGAAATGAACAGGATGGATAAATACTACATACTAACCATTATGCAGGAATAATAAATGACACCACAAGAAGCCAAATCCATCGTTGATTCGATGAAACTCGAAGAAGGTAAAGGCGCTGCAGCTATGGCTCTAGTCGGAACCATGATCCTCGGTGGGGCTTCTTTGGTGGGTGCTGATGCAAACGGCGATAATGCTAGGGCACATGCCGCAACCCAGAAGGAATATGATTCTGCTAAGAAAGTAGCAAATCCGATAACTGATCCAGTTAAATTTCGGAAGGCTTTGGCAAAGGCTAAGAAGATCAACGAAAGTATCGATCTTTATGAAGGGTATGCACTAGATAATGCAAAGGCAGCTGGTGCGCACCGTGATATGAGTTTTCAGGCGGCTGCAGACCATAATGCAGAAATGAATAAGACTGGTGGGGTTAAGCCTAACGTACACACCGTTATGATAAAAAGTAAACTTGGAATGGCATGGAGCACACATCCGAATAAAGAAGCTGCGGAAAAGCATGCAGAAATGTTGCGTGAAGGTCTGGGTTCGGATAAAACAGCTTTCGTTAAGCATTATATGTTTGATGAAAACGGTAAAGAAATCGTTCATTCAAAGGGGTAACACGATGAAAACAAAAACATACAAAGTTATTGCAACATATACGGAAAACGGCAAACAAAAATCGGAGAATGCAACGTTTACTGGAATGGATCGAAGTGAGGCTGAAGCGCACCTTAGACATTACGCTAAATCTGAGGGTTGGACTAACCTGAAAATCAAGCACCTTACTGTTCAGTAATAAGTGAAAAAATACAGCCAGATCATTGAGCAGTTCGCAGCGGATTCCGTCAAACCGAATCCGCTGGGATACAATCGTGAAAAATATCTTAAAGGTGATATGTTCAAGGTTGGCGACATCGTTGAATGTGCTTCTGGAACGGCTGAGATTCTTTCTCTTGGTACAAATTATGTTACCCTCATCCGTGAGGGTAAGACCTTCAAGTCGTGGATTTCTGATATTCATATTTCAAAGATTAAACTTGTTGAAAAAAGTGCATCTGGATTTCAGTATAAGGGATACTCAACAAAGAATCTCCCGAAGTCGATCATAGAAGAATTTAAGGGTATCGAGGTTTCATACTCCGATTCATTTGCCATGTTTAATTGCATAGTATCATGTGATAAATTGTTTGGTGTGACTGAAGCATCCATACAGGAAGATTTTGGTAAGTATAAAAGAGAGTTCGACAAAACAAACAGGTACTTGAAAAAGTTTAAAATTAAGCTGGATGAGATTTCTTCCATAGAAGATGCTCTTCTTGAATATGCGATTTTAAATGACGTTAGTTTTTGCGCAGACAAGCTGAAGATAGCCAATGCCATCGTTGTAGCTCTCGGTGGGTCTCTTGATGAGGGGTGCAGTTTATCCGATATGATAAATAGTTCAGTAACTGAATTTAAGAATCGCAGAAATCCCGACGAAGCTTGGAAGTTAGCAGGATCGATGCTCAATAGGGCTAGTGACTCTGGTATTTCTTGGGATAAAGATATTTTGAAACAAAGCACACGTAAAATTATGGGAATAAGATAATGTCAGAATCACTAAAGTTAAGAGCCGAAGCCAAAGCTGCTGCATTCACCGCAGCTGGATATGTTGTCGGCGATATAGTTCATGAAACCGGTAGAAGTTTTTTCAAATCTGTTGATATTCATGGAAATGAGAGGGTGCACGCTTACACAGACGGTGGGGCAGAAGTCCTAGCTAAGGAGACCCCAGTTGAAGTCGCTGTTGAACCAGTTGAAGTCGCTGAGAAAAAGAAACCAAAACCTGCAAGGAAACCTAAAAAATGAATTTCAAAGACCGCGCCGAAACCTCATATAAAAGATATTCTGCCACCGAGGCATATGTCATGGGGATGATTGTTAACACAAAAGATTCTAGTTATTTTTATGCTACCGACTCTTCTGGTATTATTCGTAAATTCTACTTCGATGAAAATACAACCCACATCACAGTTGAACCAGTTGAAGTCGCTGTTGAACCAGTTGAAGTCGCTGTTGAACCAGTTGAAGTCGCTGTTGAACCAGTTGAAGTCGCTGTTGAACCAGTTGAAGTCGCTGTTGAACCAGTTGAAGTCGCTG